GTTCTGCGATCTCTACCAGTTCGACGGCTTTGCCGCGACGATCAAGACCGTAGTGCCCGGCTCCAGTGTGATTGTGCCTGCCGATCTCGGGAGAGCCACCGCGTTCATGAAGTTCAGATCGTCAGTACCGCAATCGGAGCGCCGCGAATTCAAGGTGGCGCTGATACCAACGATGCCATCACTAGGTGGTGGAGGCGATGCACCTAGTCCCTACACCGCACTCATCACACCGGTAGCCCGGCGATGATTGACAAGGTCGAGGTGGTCGTAGTCCCAGATGATAATTCACTCGCCCCTCGACATATTCCGCGCAACATCCTGACCAAGCTCGGTCGCCACGACACCCTGATGAGCAACGATAGCCGCCGCATGTATGTGCGCGAAACGTTGTGGCTGCAGATGCAATCCGCCGTCAATCATGTGAACCGATAGCCATGTACCTGTTCGACACCTTCAGCAATTTCCTCAGTGGCTTGGGCGTGCCCGGCCGCGACAAGCTCACTGCGTCCAGATATGTCACCGTGCTGTGGACGCGCGAGCAGCTGGAATCCTCGTTCAAGTCGGACTGGATCGCACGCAAGGCGATCTCGATCCCGGCGTTCGACGCAACGCGTGAGTGGCGGGCGTGGCAGGCCGAGGCTGACCAGATCGAGAAGCTCGAAGCCACCGAGAAGAGATTGCAGCTGCAGCTGAAACTGCAGCAGGCCATGGTGAAAGCTCGGCTCTATGGCGGCGCCTGCATGCTGATCGGCGTTGACGGCAACATGGAAAAGGAGTTGGACCCCGAGAAGATCAAGAAGGACGGGCTCAAGTTCATTCACGTGCTGGCGCCGTGGCAGCTGCATGTCGAGGAGATGATCCGCGATATCTCATCGCCCTACTACGGGCAGCCCGAGCACTACATCCTGCGCAGTGAAGGCGGCGCCAACACGCCCAACAAGCAGCTGCTCAACGAGGTGAAGATACATCCCTCGCGCATGGTGCGTCTCACTGGTCTCGATGCGCCGGACCCGATGATCAATTTCGGCTGGGGCGATCCGTTGCTGCAGGTGATCCACGATGCGGTGAACAGTGCGGGCACTGTCATGGGCAGCGTCGCTTCACTGATTGCCGAAGCCAAGTTCGACGTGATCAAGATACCCGGACTGACTGAGATATTCTCGACCGCCAAGGGCACCGACAAGCTGATCAAGCGGTTCTCCGAGGCCAACGTTGCCAAGTCGGTCATCAATGCCATCGTGATGGATGCCGAGGAGGAATGGGAGCGCATCGGTGTCAACCTCACCGGGATGCCCGAGGTGCTGCAGATGTATCTGCAGATCGCAGCGGGTGCGGCCGATATTCCTGCGACGCGTTTCCTCGGCATGTCACCTGCAGGATTGAACGCGACCGGCGACAGCGATCTGCAAAACTACTACGACCGCATTGCCTCCGATCAGGAATTGCGTCTGCGTCCCGCACTAGAGAAGCTCGACATGGCGCTGCAGCGCTCAGCGTTGGGAAGCTACGACAAGGACATCCACTACACGTGGAATCCGCTGTGGCAGATGGACGATGCGCAGAAGGCCACCATTGCCAAGACCAAGGCAGATGCTGCCGCTGTTGATGCCAACACCGGGCTGATCCCGTTCGAGGCGCTGGTCAAGGGCAGGTGCAACCAGCTGGTCGAGGACGGCACCTATCCGGGGCTGGAGGCCGCGATCCAAGAGGCCATCGAGAACCAAGAGATGCCGGTGGAGCCGCCGATGCTGGAGCCTCCGGACGATGAGGATGGTGGCGACGATGGTCCTCCCGGTGGCCCTCCCGGTGGACCACCCAAGCAGTTGGCGCCGCCCAACTCGCGACCGTCGTCTGACAGTGAGAGGCTGCGCAGGCTGGCCGATCATATCGACGCACTCTGGAACGAAGCCAACCACTCACGCGGCAAGCCCGAGAACAAGGGACAATTCGGTCCGGGTGGTGGCGGTGAGGCGCCCACCAAGGAAGAGCTATCGCGCAAGGCGCTAAGCTCGCTCGCCAACAAGAAGCCGAGCGACTTCCACAAGGCAGCGCCAGAAGAATTCGTGGCCGCGCGCGACAAGTCCACCCGGCAGCAATTCCTCTCGGCGCATCCCGCCGAGGAGTTGGCTGGCCACAAGCTGTTCATGAACAAGGATTCCACCGCAGGGGTGAGCGTCGATCCGCAAGGCGACGTGCAGAACGTGTTCAACAATGGCGGGCCCAAGGGTTCGGGCGCCTATGCCATGGTGCAGGCGATTGAGAACGGCGGCAGGACACTGGACTGCTACGCTGGGCATCTCAACCACTTCTATCACCAGTTCGGATTTGAAGAAGACATGCGGATGAAGTTCAACCCGGAGTTTGCGCCGGAGGGTTGGGACTTCGACAAGATGGGGCAACCTGATATAGTGTTCATGAGTTGGCGTGGTTACCTTGGCAAGGACGGCGCCGACGCCATTGCGCGCGCCAACACGGCCAACCGCGCCAACTGGGAAGCACCCACCAAGGCCAGCGAGTACACCGATGATTGGGAAGCCGCCAAAGAAAGCTCCAGAACGAACGCCGCCAGCGGAGGAGCCGATCAAGAAGCGGCTGAACGCGGAGGAGGCAAGCCTGATAAAAACGCTGGAGCGTCTCGAAGGAAGGACGCTGTCCGATCAGGAGATCAATATCGCACTGGAGCAGGCGCGCGGGGTGGGCGATCTCTGAAGGACGCCGCCTTCGAGGATGTCCGCATCTGGAATGAGCGACTGATCAAGCGCAACGAGGAAGGCGAGTTCGGCTCGACCGCACCTAACCGCAACGCCAAGAACGCAGCCGCACTGAAAGCGCTGAAGGGATCGGCCCGGCGTGAGGCGAAGGCGCTGGCCGCCAATGAAAGCGCGCTGCTCAAGACGTTGTCAGGCATCAAGTCGGTGGCCGCGCGCAAGGGCAAGGGCGTAGTACAGGCCACCACGCAGACCTCGGGCAAGCATCCCGGCAAGGGCTACTCGCCGGATGCGTTCATCGACCGCAACGGGGTTATCCACACCTCCAACGTCTACGATGCACAGCGCGCGCTGTTCGAAGATCGCCGGGTGGACCTCAAGCAACCGAAGCAGGTCACGACCCTGATCCAGCGGCTCGGCGAGACCGCGCTGGAGATGGCAGAGGGCGGCTCATCGGCGCCGACGTTCAATCTGTGCAACGTCACCATCAAGGGCACCAATTTATTCTGCGCCGATCAGATCGGGGTGCCGCGCGTCGAGATGCCGGTGATCCGCGCCTCCAAGACCGGGGACTTCGTCAAGTATCTGGTTGAGCAGGGCTACGAGGTGGACGAGGGCCGCGAGAAGGCCGCCAACCTGCGCGCGTCGCAGAGCGAGCTAAGTGGCGAGAAGGTCGCCGCCTCGATGAAGCGGATCGAGGAAGAGGGCAAATTCTACAAGCGCATCGTGATCTCGCGCGACGACTACATTCTCGATGGTCATCACACATGGGCCGGGCAGCTGGCGCATGACGCGTCCGACAACAACCTCACCAATGACGGCCGACAGGTGAAGGTGGCGCGCATCAACATCGGCATCATTGACCTGATCAAGGAGGCTGAGAAGTGGACCGGCGGCAAGGGCAAGAAGGCTGCCAGCGAGAAGGCCAAGGGACTGGGTGACAGTGACGGCCCTTTTGAGATTACGTTCGGCCCCACCGTCAACGGCTACATGGACGCCGGGGCCTTCAAGGAAGAATTGCATCCGCGCAATGAGGAGGGTGAGTTCGGCTCCAACGCGCCGGATCGCAAGGCACAGAACGCCGCCGCGATTGCTGCGCTGAGCGGCAAGAAGGCTGGCGAGCCACAACTGAAGCTGGAGCCGAAGGCCATCGACGTTGGTGGCGACGAATGGAATAAGGCGCTCGCGGTGCGGCTGGAGACGCAGTACCAGAGCGCCAAGCCCGCGATGGAAGCGCTGTTGAACAAGTACTCGGGCGCGGACCAGCCCGAGGAAGAGGGTTCAGCCGAGCCCGATGAGGAGAACGAATACGACGGACCGCCGGAGCCTGAAAGCTGGGACATGCTGAGCGAGTCCACGCAGGCCGACATCGAGAGCGCGTATTACGATCACGAGCTAAGCAGCTACATCGACAGCGAGACCGAAAGCTGGCAGCAGAACGGCGGCGCGCTGGATCAGGCCAAGGGCAATCTGGCCGACGGCTCTGATGCTGAACTGTTCATCAACGAGGCCATCGCGGAATATCTGGAAGTCAGCAAGGACAGCGACGGCGACATCCTGCGCGAGACCGATACCGAGTTTCCATTCAACGCGCTTGAACTGGGCCAAGCGATCCGCATCAGGTATGACAGCGATGGCGAGGGCGGCGGCTCGGTCGATGTCGAGTACGACGACAAGCTGTTGCACAGTCTGAAGGCCGACAGCCTCGAAGACCCGGACCAGATCGAGATGGAGGGCATCGAGAAGCAGGACTACTCCAAACTGTTGACCGAGAAAATGCGGATGGAATTGTCCGGCATGCTGGTCGAGAAGTTCAACGACAAGGCGCAGGACAACGCCAGCAACGAGGAGCCGCCTGATTTCTCCGACAGCGCCAAGGAGTACATGGAAGAGACTTACTCCGGCATGGACGACGACGAGAAATTCAAGTGGGCCAAATTCAACACCTCGATCATCGGCGACCTGATGGACGAGTACAACACGGCGATGGCAGAGTACGAGCAGACCGGCGTCACCCCCACCGGCACCATCGGCATGCCTGCCAAGTTCGACCCGCTCAACGAGACCTCGGGCGACGATTACAAGAAGACGCAGAAGATCGCGCGGCAGCTGTCGCTGGATCGCGCCGAGCAGGTGTTCAAGGATCGCGACATCGACATTGAGCGGATCGACCTGCGCAGGCTGGATGCCAAGCTGTGGACGGCGTGGAAAGCATCCTCGACCAGTGAAGAGGGCCAGCTGTTGCAGGTGGCGACCGCCGATGAACTGGGCGGGCGCCTCAACGAGGTGACCGGGCGCGACGGCAAGATCAGGCTGGAAAAGGATGTCATCGCCAAGAAGGCCGATAAGGACTATGGCGATGTCGGCGGCTATGAGGGCATCAAGGCCTATGTGCGCGCCAAGTGGGAGACGACGCAGATGCTGCTCGACAAGGCGGGGCTGCAGGAGCTTGAGCTTTATCGCGGCATCGTATTGCCGAAGGAACAGTATGAAGAGGCCGAGGCCTACAGCGTTGCGGAGGGTGGCTACAAAAAGGTGCCGCACCTCAATGTGGTGCGCAACGGCGCCGCCTCGACCACCTTCAACCCGGACATTGCTAATGGCTGGTCATCTGATGGGTCTCGCATCGTGTTGCGTGCGCTGATGCCGCGCACTGCAGCGCTGTCGATCCCGGCCTACGGCATCAACGTCAAATCCGAGCAGGAAGTGGTGGTTGCGGGCACCGCGTGGAAAGCATGGGATGCGTGGATCGAGAAGGCGCCGAAGCTCAGCGCCGTCAAGATGAAGGTGGCGTGATGGCCAAGGAGAAGCCGCCGACGATACACGTGGACATTCTCGCCGATGAGATCGTCAACGAGAAGCCGCACTGGCTTGACCCCAAGGTGAAGTACTCGGGCAAGTTCGACGAGGACCGCCGCAAGAAGCAGATGGCGCGCACCAAGGCGCTGCAACGTCAGGGCCAGAGCAAGAAGAAAAAATGAACCACCGCGACCCCACCAAGAGCCTCGCATTGCGCCAGCGCGGGCGAGGACTGGTCAATCGCAAGGTGTTCAACGTCCACACTTTGCTGCGGCAGGCGGTGCTCGATCATGACGTGACCGGGCTGCGCAGCGAGGGCCCGATGCTGCCGGGTGAGATCATTGCGTGGATCGAGAGCAAGTCCCAGAAAATGTCGCGCTCCGAGATGATGATGCGGCAGGTGGTGGGGCGTGAGCTATCCAACGAGCCGCACTGGCTGTGGAAGGTGATGGCGGACGCAGTCGAGCATGGCATCGGCCAAGCCGAGCGCGAATTGAAGCACGACATGGCGCAGCTGGATTCCACTGATCTCGGCCAGACCCATGGCTACATGGCGACCGCCGAGGTGATCGGGATCGCGTCCGAGACCGAGCGGCGGATGATCCGGCACACCTCGCACGCGGTGCTGCGCAAGCGCAGCCCGGAAGAATTGATGCGCGAGATACGCGCGACGCTGGAGAAGATCACCAAGCTCAGGCTGCACTTGCTGGTCAACACCGGTGTGGTTCGAGCCGTCAACGCAGGCAAGCTGCACGCCTACAAGCACGCGGGCATCAAGCAGGTCGGCATTGATCCTGAGTGGCTACCGCATATTCACGACGCCAAGCGCAAGGGTAGGGGGGGCAAGAGGAAGGCCGCCAAGGCGTTGGTGGTGGCCGAGGTGGTAGCCGAGTTGCTCGCCGCCATCGAGGAGGAGCAAGCCAAAATCAAGCTGGTCAACGTTTTGACTGCGGGAGACGACCGGGTTTGTGATGATTGCTTAGACATCGCCGAGGGCGGACCTTACGACATTGATCAAGCAAGCGATTTGATTCCCGCTCATCCCAACTGCAGATGCAGTTTTATTCCATGGGGGGACCGACGTTTTGCAGCTATCCAAGAGCAGGAAGAATGAAGGGGCAGACCGAAGTCCACCCCTTCCCGTGCCTTGACCAGCGCCACCAAACCTGAACCGGCCTGACCGCGACTTGCCGTGCACCGCCTTGCCAATAGTCTTAACAACGGAGAGATACATGCCCAGAGTGTTCACTGCAATCGACGATTTCCACAGCGACGAATTCAACTGCGACTATGTCGCTGGGCTTTCCTACACCGCGCGCGATGAGGACGAGCAGCTGCTCGGCCTGCTCGATGGCTGGATCGAGGATGGCAAGGTGCGCGAGGGCGGACCGCAAGCCGAGGTCTCGGGCACTGCGGAGGTTACCGACGCTCCCGACGAAGACGACGAGCCGCCGCGCAAGAAGCGCTAATCCCATCAACCCACATCCCAAGTCACAGGAGAATTCAACATGGCCGTTACTCACCCCACCGCAGTCCGAAACGGTCTGTGCGATTTCGTGGTCGATCAGATTGATGTCAACACGCCTCCCGGCAAGCTGGTGATGCAGACCGCCGCCAGCGCGACCGTCGCGACTTTGACATTCGCCAACCCGGCATTCGGTGCTGCAGCGTCGGGCACTGCGACGGCCAACGCCATCGTTGCCGACACCAACGCGGTGGGCGGCACCATTGCCAAGGCTGAGCTTCGGCAAGGCAATGCCACGCCCATCGTGCTCTGCAGCGTGACCACGACTGGCGGCGGCGGGGATATCCAGCTGAATTCAGTGGTTATCTCCGCAGGCCAGCAAGTCTCGCTGACCTCTCTGACCTATTCGGCGCCTGCGTAACGCATGCCGCTCAGGGCCGCGTGGGACAACAGCTTTGTCACCAACCTCAGCTATAGCAACGGTGACAAGACCGTTGCTTTTGCCGGGGATGGCTTTGCGTTCTCGACCACGTCCTACGCCGTAGCGCATCAAAGCAATTATGCCGACAGGAGCTACGCCGAGATCACGATTGGCGCTCTCGTCGGAACGTCTGCCGACACCTATCCACGGATCGGCATCAGCACCAAGGACAAGGGCAAGACGGTTTGGCTTCAGCGCAACGGCGAGGTGAAGAACCGCGACAACTTCAATAACATCGCTGCACAGCCTCATCTCGTATTCAATTCCGGCGATGTCATCAGCGTCGCATTCGACTTTACGACTACCGCCTTATGGGTCCGCGTCAATGGCGGACCATGGAATACCGGAGGTACGGCCGATCCGTCATTGATCGTTGGCGGCATGAACTATTCCGGCAGCGGCGTGTCAGGCATTGAACTCTTCGTCATAGCGGAGTGGGTCGGTGCCGCCGGTCCGATAGCCACCATCAACACCGGCGACACGCCATTCGTCTACCCGGTACCTAATCGCTTCTTTGCTTGGGATGACATGCTGCCGCCATCCGTCAGCGGATGGAATGAAACTGACCGAAGCCGGGGGCTGGGAGCATCCCTCTACAAGGACAAGCTCGCTACCCGTGCCGCTGGCAATGGTGGCATCCGCTCGACACAGACCTACAACAAATCGGCTGCCGCTAAACTCTACGCCGAATTCCATGTCACCGTGATCCCGTCGGCGAGCAGTCACTTCATCGGGATCATGAACAAGACTTCGGTTATTGATGTCAGGACCAATGCCGCCTACATCGCCGCCAACGGAAACTTCTGGATCGACCCGCCGAATACATCCGTCGCCTGTCTTGGTGCCTTGCTGAAAAACGACGTTGTCAGCGTGGCGTGGGATACTGCCGCCAACAAGATTTGGTTTCGGCAGAACGCTGGCAACTGGAATAACAACGCGACGCACGATCCGGCAACGGGCGCTGGAGGTTTCGACGTTGCCGCGATAGCAGCGGGCGACTACGCGCTGTATTGCTATCTGTCAGGTAATCTGGCAGCTGACACGCTTCGCACCGAGGCTCACGAGTTCACCCAAGTTGTCCCTGTCGGTTTCTCGGCGTGGTCCGCGCTGGTGTCACCGGCCTACACTGGCACGGCCGCGCTCAGTGCCAATGTCACGCGCACCAATTGGCTACCCTATTCAAATACGATGAACAGTTGGAATCTGAACGGTTCAACGATTGCGGCTGACGCAACCACCGCACCGGATGGTACACTGACAGCGGAAAGGATTATTGATACCGCAGCGAACCAGAACCACACCGCATACATGATTACTGTGGGGGAGGGCATAGCCGGAAAACAAATCACATATTCAGTCTACGTTAAGGCCAGCACGCTGACATGGATGCAGCTTTACCTTAGCAGTCCCCTCGGTACTGTAAATTTTGATCTGACCAACGGTGTGATTGGTGCGGTTTCTGGAGTGGCACTATCTCCGGCTATTCAAAGTGTCGGTAATGGTTGGTACAGATGTTCAATAACTCTCGTTGTAGAGACCCCAACATTCGCAGCATATATCGTTCTTAAACAGAGCAACGTATCTGGCTACACTCCATATCTAGGTACGCTTCAATCACTGTATGCGTGGGGAGCGCAGGTAGAACTTGGCCCGACTCCTACTGCTTTAATCGAGACCACCACAACCTATCGCACCGTTGCTATCGGCCAGCCGCCTGATCGCCAAAACCTGATAGTGCAGTCACAGACAATAGATAACGCCGCTTGGAATAAAACCGCCACCACGATCACGGCGAACAGCGGCTCTTCAGCGCCTGACGGTACGATGACCGCCGACATAATGGTCAATACGGCAACCGATGCTGAACATCTGATCCGAATTTCGGCGGGCATCCCAGAGATTAGTCCAGTCACGTTTTCCGCTTACGCCAAATACTGGAACTTAGAATGGATACGGCTGCGACTACAAGGCTTGGGACGTGAGGCCAACTTCAACATCAACGCAGGTACCATAGGTTATGTTTCGGCGGGTGTGACGGCGCGAATAGAGCCACTCCTCAACGGCTGGTTTCGAATTTCAATAACGGTGGAGACATCAGGGACTATTTATCCATGTATCCTTGGCCTGCCGAGTGACATGGCTGGTGCCTCCGTTCCTTACCTCGGGACCGTCAACGACAAATGGATTTTGTGGGGAATACAGTGCGAGATATCGCCTGTTGCCACGGCCTATATGCCAAGGGCTGGTCTCGTTGTCCCGGCGCCTGCCTCGCCTGTGTTTGGTACCGGTGTTGTCACTGGTATTCGTGGGGCGTGGGAAAGTCTCTACGCCAACGATGGCGCGGCCATTTACAGCAACGGTGATCGCACCGCCACGATGAATTCTCCGGGCTACCCGTCATCGACCGACAGTCGTCTAAGCGGCAGCAATGATCTAGTATATTTCGAGATTAACGTAGACGTGTCTGGTGCGCCAAATTACCCGACGATCTGCGGCATTGACCAGTTCAATTACAGCTTGGGTATACATCTCTGGTATAGCGGGAGGTTAACGGCCTCCGGTTCTAGTTACGACGTAACCCATGCGCACCTTGCCTACACTACCGGGGCGGTTCTTGGCTTCGCCTACAAGGCCGCTACCAACGAGGCTTGGGTTCGCGTGAACAACGGCGCTTGGAATGCGGGAGGAACAGCTGACCCCGCAACAGGTGTAGGCGGTTTGAATATCGGGGGCGCAAATCCAAAAGTCATAACCGGTGAGGGCGGTGCAGGGACGGTGCTCACCCTCAACACTGGCACGGTGGCGTTTGCCAACGCGCCGCCAAGTGGCTTCTCGGCTTGGTACAGTATGGCGGATAATCTGGTCCACCTGTCGCCGGATGCCGACATCGCGGCGGATGGCTGGCTCACGCAGGCTGACGGCGCCGTCAATCTATACCAGAGCATCGCTGCGGTGAGTGATCTGGATTATGCGCAGTCGCCTGCGCTGGCGGGCCCGACGAGCGATCTGGCAGTAAGATTGTACGAGGGCTCGACGCTGGTGCAGGCGTGGACGCACAACAATGTCGGCGACACCTTCACCGATGCGGTGCAAACCGTGACCGGCACCATTCGCAACTTCGCGAACCTGTTTGTCGAACTCGATGATCTCAATGGCAACGTCTACCGCTTCGCGCTCGGTAATCCGCCAGCGCTGTTGACTACGCCAGAGATCAGGTACCGCTACAAGAAACTGGTGAACTAATGCGCAACGTCGTGCCGTGCGGTGATTGCCATCTGTGCTGCAAGCTGATGACGCCGGTGCTGCCCGAGATGGGTGACGATGCGTCAAGCTATTCGACAGCGATGTGCTTTTCGCCGGGCAAGGCGCCGTATCTGATCCTCAACCGCCACGACAATGGCGATTGCGTCTATCTCGGGCCGCATGGCTGTTTGATCTGGGAGCGGGCGCCGTGGACCTGCAGAAGGTTTGATTGCCGCGAAGTATTCAAGAACAGTGATCGCGCTGGCAGAAAGCTCGCGGTCAAGCACGGTGACATGTCGAAAGAGATATTCGACCGTGGCAGGGAGCTTTTGAAGTGTGGCTAGTGTTCGACCCAACCAGCGAGACCATTGTGGAGCGCGGCTTCGAGGGCAACGTGGCTGCGGAAGCATGGGTGCAGCAGCAGATCGAGGACGGTGTCGAGGACGCGCGGCAGTGGATCATCTGCGAAGACGTTGAAGGGTTCAACGAGTAATGGCCCTTCCCGTCACCATCACCGGCATATCGACAGCGGTTGCACCTGTTGGGCCGTTCAAGGGGCTAGGTAGTGTCGCGCCGTTTATTATTACAACTTCATCCATCAATCCCGGCAATATCATTGGCAGCTCGGCTAACTCTACCAAGTGGGGCCAAAGTTTCACCACTACCGGGGGCGTGACTGCAATCAATTCAGTGGCGTTTTGGTTCAGTAGAGTACTTTCGCCAGCCGACAATTTGATTTGTGAAATTTTTGCTACGGATGGAGCGGGCTCACCAACAGGGTCACCGATTGCCACATCAAATCCGCTTCTCGCGTCATCCGTTTCCACTACCGCATCTCAGTACACGTTGACGTTTGCCACGCCAGTAGCGGTTACTCCAAGTACAAAGTATGTAGCGGCTATCTCCAGAACCGGCGCAATCGACAATGTTAATTATTGTCGCATACAGGGTCAGGAAGGCGTCAACGCCAGCGAATTTTCCTTCTCCTATAACGGCTCCACGTCCGCTTGGGGCGCGCCGGGAGTCAATGATTGGCGATTGCAGGTCAATTGGAGTGGTGACGCCTACTACTTCTTCGGTCGCGACGGCACCACGGCAACGACGCTGCAGGCGTACAAAGCTGGCGTTGCTGGAACGATCTACTCGCTATCGACCGCGCGGAGTTCGTCGTCGAGCGTAGGGCACGTCTCTGTCCGCCGACAATGTCAGACGTTTACTAGCGGCAGCATCGTTGCTTCAGTTGCGGTCTATTTAGCGACAACCGGCTCTCCGACTGACGCTGTTCAAGTCGATATCTATGCCACAAGTGCAAGTATTCCGACCGGCGCATCGCTTGGAACGTCGGTATCAATTCCGGCATCGTCTTTGACAGCATCGGCGGCGCAATACACTTTTACTTTTTCGGCGCCGATCACGCTGCCATCAAGTGCAAAATATGCCGCAGTGGTAAGCCGAACCGGCTCGCTCGATAGCACCAATTGCTACAGAATATTTGGCGTTACCAGTAGTGCCGATCCTGCGGAGAACGCCGCCACCGACACTAATGGAACTTGGGGCGCTCTCGCTGGCGACTATGATCTGGTTGTTATGGGTGCTGCCGGTGATACGACTACAGGTTGGTCCTCCATCGCCACCAAGACCGGCTTCACCACCGCGATCCTTGCGCTATCAGGATATAGGGCAGGCAACGTCATCCACCTGCTTGTAGCGGATGGCACGGCGGTGTCCGCTGTCGGTGTTAAGTACGTCTCGTTCGACATGTTGACCGAGACATTTCTGACGACGACTGAGACAGTCAATGCTGCAGCAATCACAGGACCGAGCACGCAGGCCTACGGTGTTGCGATTATGGTGCGGCAGAACGGTGAGGTGGTCTGTTTTTACAATGGAGTGCAAAGCAAGACATCCGGTACGTTCTATTCTCGTCTTTATTACAAGAGACGCACTGCCTTAAATACATATACCGCAGCGGTTCAGGTCGATGCCAACGTAGTCGGAGATTCTGTCAATCCCTGCATTGTGCAGGGTTCTGCTGACCGAGTGCACTTCGGATTCAGCACAGCTAACTCAGCGAGATTCCGCACACTCACAGCCGCTAACGCACTAGGCGCGGTACAAAGCGCCGCAAGTACAGGCATGCATGAAGGCACTAATTATGCCCGTGGCGGTACGACCAAGGTCGTCTTTGCCGTCGGCAGTGCTGCTATACAATTTGCGTATTTCGACAGTGCGGATGTTCCTACAGTTGCCTTGAGCGCAACTATCGGCAACTCCTTATTCCCGTTTCGAATCGGAAGTGAGGGCACAGATGTCACATCTGTCTATGTAGACACTCCCACCAGTGATCTGGTCTCTGTAAAATCTACGAACGACGGCGCGACATGGAGTGCTCCAGCGTCGTTCTTTGTCGGTACGGTAGTCACGGGTCGTGAAAGTGTATCAAGGCACAACGGTGAAGGTAACGCCGTCTTCACGCGCGGCGCCAGCGTCTTGCTGCCCTACATCGTCAACGACAACGGGACGTGGAAGTACAACGAGAATCTGATCCGCTATGTCGCGCAGGCCGATGCGTGGAATCCAAACGACAAGTCGGCCAGCATCACGCTGTCGAACAGCGATAAGACTGTCACACAAACTGAAACCAACGTGGCGACTGGTGCTCGCTCAACAAAGCTGATTCCAAGTTCAGTTGCCGGTAAGTTTTACGCAGAATTTGTGATTGACAACATTGTGACTGTGGGTAACTCGAACCCGTTTGTCGGAATCAAGTCGAGCACCGCAGATGTTACAGTTTACGACACTGGGAGCGTTTTTCTTCAGGCAAACGGCTACGTTCAAGTTGCCAGTTCTGGGATGGGCACACTTCACGGCAATGCTACTGATGGCACTGTTGTAGGTTTTGCATGGGATACCAGCGCAAAGAAGGTGTGGTTCCGGCAAGGTACAGGGAGTTGGACCAATAGCGGAGACCCGGCCACAAACACAGGCGGTCTATGGACTAATCTTTTTTCCAATACAGATGCTGTCTCGCTTCGCACCGAGCTTGCCGATCTTCAGTATCAAGGTCCATCTGGTTATTCGACGTGGATGGGCGAGGTCATCCCGATCCCATCCATTGCCGATGCGTGGAACGCCAACGACGTTGGCGCTACTACAGCTCTATCTAACAGCGACAAGACTGCGACAGCAACCGGAACGAATGGTGCGGCAAGATCAACGCAAAAAAGACTCAACGGTCAGGCTGGTAAATATTATGCGGAATTCCGCGTTGACGCACTGTACAACCGTTTCGGACTCAAGTCCGCTACAAGTAATTTGCTGACGTGGAACACTGAGACAATATACATCAGCGACCAAGGCCTTGTGCTTCTCAACAGCTCTACTATAGCCAATCTCCAAAGTGTTCCCAACATTGGCGACGTGATGTCGCTCGCATGGGATAGCGGCACCAAGCGATTCTGGGCTCGGATCAATAATCTTTTTTGGAATGGCAATGCAGCGGCGGATCCAGCGACGGGAGCGAATGGCATAGATTTTTCGGTGGCTCCCACCACCGACCATGCGCTTTACTTTCAAAGTGGCGTTGTCGGTTCTGCCGGAACGATCCGCACCGAGAAGGACGAGTTCACCCAGACCACACCGGCAGGCTTCCTGTCATGGATGGGTGAGACGCTGGAGGTGCTGCCGGTCGATGGCACCGGCGCATTGGCGTCAGCGCGCGCCACGACCACTTCAAGCGGCATCTCGGGATCGACCAGCCCATCGGGCGGCGTACCGGCTTCAATCGTCATTGAAGGTGGCGATGGCGGGGACCTCATTTTCGGCGCTATCAATTACGGCGCTGAGAAAGAGGGGCAAGCCTTTGTCTCCGTCGGCACCTCGGTCACCAAGATAACTGCAAAGCTCTGTAAGTACGGCGTGCCAACCGATGGCCTGCGGTGCCGGATTTCCACCGCCAATGAGAATTACCTGCCGGTTACGTTACTCGGCACAACCACCGTTTCGGTGGACGCGGTCCCTCTGAACACGACGGGGCCGGTTGAATTTACGTTTGCATCGCCAGTCACGGTCAGCAAAGGTCAGCTGTATCACGTCGCGATAGATCGCATCGGCGCGCTGGACGACGAGAACCTCTACGCCACCGCCATGACATACGGCCGGGTTTATACCCCGATGTATTCGTATGATCGGCAGGGCGGCGGCGAAGTCTGGGAAACCGATAGCGCTGCAAATCTTGTCCTCACCGTCTGGCAGATGGACGGGATAGTGGTGCCACCGCTGCAGGCCGCGTCATCGACGCTGCTCGGCACGCAGCCACCGGTGGTCTCCGGCACCGCGACGCTCACGCCTGTCAATTCGTTCGTCACGTCCAACTTTGCGATCTCGTCATCGACCGGCACTGGCGCGCTAACGATCCTTCAGGCGCGATACAATATCGTCAAGCGATCAGAGGAAATGAATCTGACGCCTTGGGGCGTCGTCGCCGTGACGGTGACAGCCGACGCGGCGATGGCGCCCAATTCAACGATGACGGCCGAGCGGATCAGTGACGGTACGACATATAATCAGCACTGGCTTGGTCAGACCCTTGGCTCGACAGCTGGTGCAGATCATACGTGCTCGATCTATGCCAAAGCTGAGACGTTGTCGTGGTTTCAAATTCAGGTTGGCACCAACGTATATGCCAACTTCAATATCGCGACCGGCGTCGTCGGACTAACAGGCTCGCTCGTCACCGCAACCAGCATCGTGGATGTTGGCAACGGTTGGTATCGCTGCTCGCTCACGGCACCGCTCACCGAGCAGGCCACCATGTATCCGATGCTGCTCGACGACAACGTCGCGCCTGTCGGGCCGAATTATACGAACTATCAGGGCAGCAACAGGTCTCTTCTGTTCTGGGGCGCGCAGGTCGAATTCGGTAGCCTAACCGCTTACATTCCGACGCAGGCCGCAGCAGTTAAGATTGACCAAGGCGGACCGGCACTGACCGGCCTCGGACTAACAGGGTGGTCCGGTACGGGTGCGCTCGATGTGTCGGTGGCCCGCCAGTCTATGGGCGTGGCCACCAACACCAACAATGGCTTTGGCTATGACGTGGCCGCGTCGCAGTTGGGCCAGAGCTTTATCGCAATCACTGGCCAACTCTCCACGATCAACTTGACGATGGCGGTGAGCGGGTCTCCGGCTGACGGCGTCTATCTTCAAGTCTACAACGAGACAACGCCAGCGACCGCGCGCGATCAGCCGTCGGATACGATTGCTGTCCGCACCACCACCGTCAAGAGCTACACGTTCACGTTCAACCCGCCGATCAACCTTGTCGCCGGTAACAGCTACTCGTTTTCCGTCGCCAGAACCGGCGCGATAGATGCAAACAATTTCTACCGACTACGTTGCGACAACGACGTTTATGCCGGTGGCACGCTACTACGTCTGGTGTCGGGCGCGTGGACGACCGTCCCCGCCAATGATGCAACAGGCATACTGGCGTTTCCCAACAACAGCAGCCGCCTCGCGGGTGTTGGTGATGTTTCATCACCGCCAGTCAGCGGCACCGGTACACTAACCACCGGCACCACGGCGCTGGTCTCGTTTGGCAATGTGCGGTTCATCGCCACCGGCGTGATGGCGCCAGCACCGGCGACGATGGTTTCAAGCGGTGTCGCGCAGTATGTTGCGACCGGCGCGCTTAACTTTGCCAACACCCAGCTAGGCAATGCGAGTGCGACAAGCTCGATAAACTTTGGCAAGAAAATAGGTCAGAGCTTTGTTGCCGACAGGGCCGATCTAACGTCAATCAGATTACTCATACGTGCGATTGGCCTTCCGCCGGACGGGCTCTTCGCACAAATCTACAATGAAACAACTGTGCCAGCGACGACAGTTGGTCAGGCGTCTAACGTCACCACTGCTGTATCGGCATACACCGCGCTTGATTTTACGTTTAACCCGCCAATCAAGCTCACTGTTGGCAACAGCTATTCGTTCGTTGTTGATCGTGTTGGCCCGGAGTTGGACAACGACTACTTCCAACTCAAGAGCGATCCGGCCAACGTGTATGCGGGCGGCAATATACTAAGATACACCACGTCTTGGATCGCCACTCCCGGTTCTGATGCCGTTGGTTATCTGCAGTTTGCCAATTACAGCCAGCTGTCAGGCCTCGGTGATGTCGGCTACGTGCCGCGCACCGGCACCGGCGTTCTGTCATCGGGTATTGCGGTGATGGTTTCCGCAGGCAGTACGGCATCGGGCGGCGATGGTGCATTGTTGCCGTCCATGGCGGCGTGAGGAGATTGAATGACCGTCCGGGTAGCTGTCTCGTGGTTTGAACTCCGTGGAGTTCACAACGAGATAGTTGCGCCTGCGGGTGTGGTCGCATGTAAGATCGTAGGCTCCGGCATTGCCAAGTCCAATGCCGTCGGCACGCTGTCCTCGGCGACCGCGACGATGTCGGGTGCTGGCGTCGTCACAGCGGTAGTGGCGCCGGTCACCTTGAATTCGGGCCAGAGCTTCTTGCTGGGCGCGGGCGCCGGGCTGTCGCACGGCAGTGGCGCGGTTGCCACCACCGACGCGCTGATCTCGGGCGCTGGCGAAGGCGCCTCGGCAACCGGCTCTGGTGTGCTGCCGTCGCAGTTCGCGAGCATCGTTGCCACGGGTACGGGTCTGTCGCCGCCGGTGTCCGGCACTGGCGCGCTGGCGACCACCGGCACGGCGCTGGTCGCGAATGGCAATGTCCGCTCGACCGGCACCTCGGTGCTGGCGTCGTCTGTGGTCACGCTTATCGGCACCGGCGCCTCGCTGGCTGCCGCCACCGGCGTGCTCGCGGGATCGAGTGCCGTTGCCGTGGCTTCGGGTGTCTCGGCGTCGCGCTCGACCTCGGGCGCACTGAATGCGCAGAGCAACTTCCTCAAGCTCGGCGACGGCCTAACGAGTTCGGTCGGCAGCGCCACGCTGACGGCTGCGGTCTCGGCTCTGACTGCGCCCGGCATCTCGCGCTCGACTGGCACGGCTACGCTGGCGGGCGCAGACTCAGCCCTCGCGGGCACCGGCGCCACCTTCATCGGCGTCACCGGCGTCGGCACGCTGACTTCTACCGCTTCGCTGGCGGGCGCTGGCGCCGGGCTGTCTCATGGCTCTGGTCCGCTGGCGGCGTCGTCCAGCACCATAGGGGCGCCGGGCGTAACGCTTTCGACCGGCTCGGGCGTCGTTCTCGCGACTGGCACGTCACTGTCAGGCGTGGGGGTGGTCAGGCACTACGGCTCCGGCACCTTGGTGACCACCTCGACGTTGACTGCCTCCGGCGTGGCCAGCTGGATCGTCACCGGCGCATTGTCCCCTAATGCTGCCTCGCTGGTGGCCTCTGGCCTCACGCGCTGGGCCGCCACCGGCGTCGTGTCCTCCAACGCGGCGTCGGTGGCTGGCGCGGGCACCTCCTCCTCGCGTGTGGTGTCCGCGCCGCTGCTGGCCTCGGTCGCCTATGTCAGCGCCTTCGAGGGCGTTGTCGTCATTCAAGGCACCGGCTCGATCCCGGCGCAGTCCGCTGGCCTCGCCTCGGTCGGCTTGGTTAGATCGCAAGGCACGGGCGCGCTGGTCACCCCGGCGGCCGCTCTGGCTGGCGTCGGCCTGTCGAGGTCGGTGAGTTCCTTCGCCTCACTGACTTCGCAGGCCGCCGTCATCACTGCCAACGGGATTGTGGCAGCCAGCGGCACCGGTGCCTTAATCTCGTTTGCCACCCTGTCGGGTGCGGGCGTCATCCTCGCCGCCCCCTCCGGCACCGGCGTGCTGGCCCCGGCAGCCTCGACGATCACGGGCGCGGGCTCTACAGCGCAGCAAGGCACCGGGACGGTCTCGGCACAGGCCGCCAGCCTCACGGCCACCGGCGTCGCGCGCTGGGTCGTCACGGGGGCCCTTTATGCGCAGGGAGCCGGGCTAAATTCGCAGGGATCAGCCAGATGGACGGGCACCGGTACGCTTTCCGCCCCGGCTGCCGTCCTCGATAGCTGGGGCGCCGGGCTGTCATGGGGCACCGGCGTGTTCTTGGCCGCGCGGGCCAATGTGGTCGGCGCCGAGGGCGTCGTCGTCATTGCTGGCACCGGCGATCCGCAGGCGCAGTCTTCGCGGGTCGTCTCGGTCGGTCTGTCGCGGTCGCAGGGCTCTGGCGCGCTGGCCTCCGGTCTCGCCGGGCTGGCGAGCACCGGCGCCGCATTCGTGGCGGGCTCGGGCGCCCTCGCCCCGGCAAGGTCAATCGTCACCGGCTCGGGCCAGAACGTGGCCTCGGGTACGGGCGTGCTTTCCAGCACCGCCACGCTGGCGGGCGTTGGTGCGGCGCGCTGGTCGGGCACCGGCACGCTGTCGGCTGGCCTGTCGCAGGTCGCCGCATCGGGGCTGGTTGTTTCACGTGGAACGGCGGCGCTGGCCGTCGGAAAAGCGAGCCTCGCCAGTTTCGGACGGTCCGAGGTCAAGGGTTCGGGTGCTCTGGCCTCCGGACTGGCCACCCTGTTCGGCACCGCCAACCTGACCACGATGGGCGCAGGCGCGCTGGTGGCCGACGCAGGGGAGGTTTCCGCCTCGGGCCGGTCCGCCTCCTCGGGTTCGGGGCTGCTCAGGCAGGACAACCACCTCGCCGAGGGCGAGGGCGTCTCGGGCTCCCAGATCACGGCCGCGCTGGCGGCGGCGCCTGCCAAGGTGGTGGGTGTCGGCCTCTACCGCATCAACGTGGTTGGCATCGGCATCGTAACTGCCAAGCCCGCCAAGGTGGTCGGCTTCGGCGCCATGACGGCCTATGGCTCCGGCGATCTGGAGACCTTGGCCGCCAACCTCAACGGCAATGACATTGTCGGCGGCGTCGGCGTGCTGGTGGCTGCGTCGCATCAGATCGAGGGCACGGCCGACGCCTTCTGGCCACCCTATCCCGAGCCGTCGCCATTTCCGGGCGGCTATCCCGGCACTACGGGTTGGCACGGCTACGGGACACGGCAGCCGACGCTGCCGCCTCCGGCATGGTGGCGTGCGGCATGACGCAGGGTTCGGTGAAGATGCGCGGCTATGTCGTGCAGCCCGGCGCCGATCAGGGGCTGCCCGATGAGGCCGCCGATCCGATTGCGTGGATGGTCAACCGGCTCGGCACCAACGATCTCGGTCTGCCGCTGCAACAGGCGATCTTCTCCAACTTCAACGACGACATCGTTGTGGAGATGGATTCAGGAACGCTGATGGGTCGCTACGATCCCGCGCGCGGACCGGCGCAGCGCATCAGCATCGGCGACGGGCTTAGTGTTCAGGATGGCGAACTGACTGCCAGTGGCGTGCCGGGTCCGCCCGGCCCGCCCGGTCCTATGGGCGCCTCGGCGTCGATGTTTCTGTATCGCTTCGACTCCAATAATGCGTCTTCCGATCCCGGCGCCGGGCGGGTCCGCATCAACAACGCCAACCCGACGCTGGCGACCAAGTGGTACATCGACCGGCTGACGCAGGACGGGCTCGATCCTACCGCGCTGTTCACCATGGCGACGTTTGACGATCAGTTCATCGTGCAGGAGCGTGGATTTTCGTCGCACTATCAACAATGGAAGCTATTGGGACCGGCGACGAATAATGGCGACTGGTTTGAAGTGCCGGTGGCGTTCTTAGGGCAGCAGGGCGCGAACTTCGCCAACAACCAAGAGGTCACGTTTCTGTTGCGCGCGGTAGGTCAACAGGGACCGGTGGGGCCACCGGGACCGGCGGGGGCGTGGACGCAGATCACACAGGCCGCCTACAACGCGCTGAACCCGCCTAATCCGACAATTCTCTACGTGATCATCGGATGACCGCGATCAACTACGCTGATCGGCTGTTCTACAACCGGCAGCTGGTCAGCCGGGTCTATGCCGGTTCGACCTTGGTGTGGCCGCCGTGGAAGCCCACCGACATATCGAGTTGTTTGATCTGGGTTGATATTTCCCAGCAAAGCTCCGGCATCGCCAATGGCGGGGACATCACGTATCTGAGGAATTGGACCAACGGGCCGACGCCCGTCGTCATGGGCAACCCGCCCAATCCTACGCTTCGCACCAACGCGCTCAACACCACCATGCCGGTGATGCGGATCACCCAAGGGCAGGGGCGCTGGAGGTGGACGGGTCTCAGCCTCGACAAGGAATACACGGTGTTTGTGGTGGGGCGGCGCTGGCAGTTACGCGGCGGCCGCATCCTCACCGCACTGGATACGGCGGCGAACTTCCTGATCGGATGGCACGGCAACGAGTTCGACAGTTCTTATCAGGAAGGCTGGTTCAACACGCCGGGCCCGGTTGGCGGCATCACCGCTACGACGCAGTGGAGGTTGTACTCCTCAGACGGATCGGCAGCGAGCACCTCGCGACTGTTCTCCAACGGGGTGCTGCTCGGTCAGCATCCGACGCCGCCAGCAAGCAAGGGCTGGGGCGGCACGATGAACATCAGCGGCTACACCAACAGTTCAGACGTTGCGGTGTCGCAACAGGCCGACTGCGAGATCGCCGAGCTTGTCGTCTACAACAGGAAGCTCACCGACATCGAGCGGCAGACGGTGGAGAACTATCTCCGCATCAAGTGGAATCCGATCTCGCTGTTTAAGCCTACCGATCTCGGGACCAACCTGCTGGCATGGTTCGACGGCGCCGATGCGGCCTCGGTGGTCACTGTCGGCGGCAAGGTCAGTCAATGGATCAACAAGGGTGTCGGCGCGATGACGATCACGCAGAACACCGACGCCAACCGGCCAACCTACGCCAACAGCGCAGTAAAATTCGCGCAGACGCAGGTCATGAATCCTTCCGGCGCTCCGGCGGACTTCGACTTCTACGTGGTCAGCAAGCCGAATGCGATGGGCGACTGGCGGACTTTGCTGCGCAGCGCGAACAGCCACGAGATGATTCTGGAAGCCACGTCCAACCGCTTTGGCACCTACGCGGGCGGCTTCAACCCGGCGGGCGCATTTATCTGGCCCGGCATACAAGGCATCGGCTTTGCGCGCATCGCTGCGAGCACGGTCACGGCGATGTCGCGCGATGGCAACGTCTTGCTGTCAACGACAGTGGCGCTGCCAGCGACAAGTCCGGCGCCGACAATGTTTGGAGGCTACGCGGGCGTCCCGCCAAGCCAGCCGTGGGGCGATATCAATGAGGTGATATTCGTCACGCACAATCTTGAAGGCGCTCGACCTATGATCGAGGGCTATCTCGCCCACAAATGGGGGATCGCCGGACTGCTTCAGCCGACTCACCTCTACAAGAACGCACCACCGTAACCCGGAGAGAACAATGACAGACGAACAGACCCAAGATCGCGGCACCCAGCTTTCCCAGATGGTTGAGAAGGATGTCCGTGCACTGATCGGCGATCTGCAGATGCAGATCATCGTACTGCGCAGCATGCTGGAGATGAGCGGCCAGTCGGCACAGCCGATGCAGGTACAGCCGCAGGCGCCGCACAAGTCTAACGGGCACGCCAAGGAAGCGCGCGCATGATCACCGTCACGGTCGAGGCCGAATGGCAATTGGGGCGGGTCGAGATCGCGACGCCGCATGATCCCGAGGGCACCGTGATCGGCTACGCCGAGGCGGTGTTGCGGGATGCCGATGGCAACCCCTACGGCACGATGCCGGGCGTCGCCACCCGTCGCATCCTCACCGAGGTGATTGACGACACCGTCGAGATCGAGGGCACCGAGATACACTTCGCGGCGGTGATGGACACGCTCGAATTGTTTTTCGCCAAGTGGCGGCTGGAGGACGAGGGCAAGACCGAGATGCCGCCACCGCCCGAGCCTGTCGCGATGACAGTGCCGCAGGGCGAGATGGACCCGAGGCCTCAATACGACGAACTGCCGCCACCACTCGGTGTCGGCACCGCACCGCCGCCGGTGCAGCCTCCACCCGTCCCCGTGCCCGCACCCAAGGAATAGCGATGTGGTGGAGACCGCCAAGTCGTGGATCAAGGAAAACTCGACGTTGGTGTACTTCCTGATCGCGCAGATGATCGCGATAGGCGCCGGTGCGGCCAGTGTGCTGGCCTACATGGTGAAGCTGGAGACCCGAGTGCACATCATGGAAACGCGCGGCGCCGAGTACAGCGTCGCGCGAATGAACGACATGAAGAACCAGATCACGGTGCTGGAGCAGAAGATCGCGCAGAATGAAGTCTCGATCAGGCGCATCGTCGAACGCTATCTGGACGACAAGGACCGCAAGTAGGCGGCCCTAAAACCTCAAGGTGACATCATGAAACACAAGAACGCTTACGCGTTCGAGGAAACGTGCGTGCTCGATTCAGCGATGCTGAAGGATGAGCACTTCAAGCTGCACGTTACCTCCGACGGCTACATGGTTTGCCAGCCGCGCATCGCGCGCACCGGCATCCAGCTGTATCGCGGCATTGAACTTGGCAGGCCTGACCTTTCAGAGGTGCGGGTCTATCGGCCGGAATCCGAAGTGTTCTCGCGCGACGCGGTGCGAACGCTGGCGGGCAAGCCGGTCACCATCGAGCACCCGGATGAACCGGTCACCGCTGCCAACTGGCGTGACAACGCCGTCGGCTATCTCGGCGACGAGATACTGCGTGACGGCGAGTTCATCCGGGTGCCGCTGCACTTGATGGATGCGGGCGCCATCGAGGAAGTGAAGAGCGGACGTTCGCAATTGTCCGTCGGCTACACCTCGCAACTGCAGTGGGCCGACGGCGTCACTCCGGGCGGCGAGAAGTATCACGTCAAGCAAACTGCGATCAGAGCCAATCACGTAGCGATCACCCATACCGCACGTGGTGGACCCCTTTTGCGTATGGGAGATAAGGCACGAAACATGACCACACGAACCATCATGATCGACGGCATCTCCGTCGAAGCATCGGAACGCGACACGCAGGTGATCGAGCGGCGCATTGCCCAACTCGACAAAGACCTCACCGCCGCGCAGGCAGCACTCACGGCGGCACAGACCACCTGCCAGAACGATGTCGCCACCGCGCGCACCGAGACGGCGAACGCCACCGCCATCATCGCCACCAAGGACGCCGAGATCGCCACGCTCAAGCAGCAAGTGGTCGATGCCAAGGTGACGCCGAAGAAGCTGAACGAGATGGCACGCGCCCGCTCCCATGTCGAACAGCGCGCCAAGGCCCTGCTCGACAGCGTCCTGCTCGAAGAAAAGAGCGACGAGGAAATCCGCCGTCAGGTCGTCAACGCCAAGCTCGGCGAAGTCGCCAAGGGATGGACCGACGACATGATCGCGGCGTCGTTCAACACGCTGACGGTAGCGGTTGGTGACAACGGTTTCACCCCCGGCAACCTGCAGCAGGTCGTGCACGTGCTCAGCAGCAACGAGCAGGTCGGCGGCGACCCGCGCGTCAAGGCCTACAGCGATTACGACAACGACATCATGAATCGCTGGAAGACCGCAGGCCAGCGCAACACCGCGTAACCCTCCCACGATCAGGACCCGTCCCGATCAGCATTGAAAACAGGAGTTAACGATTATGGCAGACGTTCGAGAAGACCAGAGGAACGACCAGAAGGAAGAAGTGCCCACCACGAAAAAAGAGTTGGTGGCGCGCAACGAACATCAGGCAGTCGAGATCACGCCGTTCGGCGTACCGCAGTCCACCTTCCCCGAGCAGATGAAGCAAGGCCTGCCGGGCATGGTTAATCGCATGGTGGACTACAACGCGGTGACGCGCTCGGTGGAGACACCGGCGGGCGGCATCCCGGCATGCCGTGCGGTCTCGCAGTCTACCGCGAGCGACATCGGCTGCCTGATCGGCGGCACCGTCAATGCCTTCGTCGGCATCACCATTCTCGATCCGACGATCATCACTGTGGTCGGCAGCGGTCTCGCTCCCGAAACCTATCCGCAATACTTCAACTGCGGCGTGCTGACCAAGGGCGAAATCTTCGCCACCGCCACGGTTGTCACCGCTGCGGGAGACCCGGTGCACTTCGGTGCCACCGACGGCGTGCTCACCAACACGGGCGCCATCGGTCCGATCCCCGGCGCGCGCTGGAAGCACTCACGTCCAGCCAACGAACTCAACGTCGTGCAACTGGGTATCCAGCGCTAAGCCTCGCAGCTTCGCGCCCCCGGAACGCCAAACCCTTCAGGAGTTAAAGAGATGAACTACCAGAGCATGTTTGCAAGGGACGCGCAGCAAGTCGCGTTCAACTACGTTGTCAATCAGACAACGGCCATCGAGAGTCAGGTGGTGCGCATCCAATATCCGGATGTGCAGTATCCAGACCTCGTGCCAGTCGATACCGCCACCGGCAATGAATGGGTTAAAAGTATAACTTATTTCAGCGCCGACATGATGGGTCGCGCGGATTGGTTTCACCACACGGCGCTCGATGTGCCGCTGGCTGAACTGAGCCGCGAGAAGTTCGAGCGCGGCATCGAGATGGCCGCCATCGGCTATCGCTATACGCTCGAAGAGGTCGCCTCGGCGATGAACACCCCCGGCCTCAACCTCACCGCAGACAAGGCGGCAGCATGCCGTCGTGCCTACGAGGAGTTCGTTGACAACCTCGCGCTGCGCGGCTCGGTCCCCAAAGCGATGCAGGGATTGATCAACTCATCGCTGGTGACGGCCACGACGGCGCCCGCAGACGGCACCGGCTCGGCCACCACCTTTGCCTCGAAGACCAATGATCAGGTCATACGCGATCTCAACTCGGCAATGATGGGTATCGCACAGGGCACCAACTGGCTGTACTACGCCGACACCATCCTGCTTCCACCGGCGGTGCTGGTCGGAATGGCCGGGCGGATGATCCCGTACTCCTCGATGACGCTGCTCGACTGGATCAAGCAGTACAACGTGCTCACGGTGCAGACCGGACGACCGATCACGCTGGCAGGCGTGCGCGGCCTTGAGACCGCTGGCCTCGGCGGCATCTCGCGCATGGTGGCCTATCGCCGCGATCCGCAGGTGCTCAAGATGTGGATTCCGATGCCGCACCGCTTCCTGCCGGTCTGGCAGCGCGGGCCGCTGGTGTTTGACGTTCCCGGCATCTTCCGCTTGGGTGGCGTCGAGATCAGGATGCCAGCCGCGATCCGCTACCTCGACGGCGTCTAAGAGATAGGCCGGTGCCTGTCTTCTGCTCTACCTCATTTCAACAGGAGAATCTTAACATGGCTAAGATCAAGAACGTCGGCGCTCAGCCGCGTGGCTTCATCACCGAGAGCGGCGAGCAGGTGATCCTGCAGCGCGGTGAAGAGCGAGAGTTCAACATGACCGAGGCAGACTTCAAACACCTGCAGCAGGCCATGGAGAATCATGGCGACCCGAAGCCTCTCGAAGTCTCCGGCAGTCACGGTGGTTCGGAAGGCAAGAAAAAGGAGGAGAAGCCGGAGGATGAGATGCCTGCGCAATCCACCGAGCCGCCGCCGCCCGCCTCAACTACGACGCCGGTAACCAACCCTAACCCGACGACAGCGCCGCATTCGGAAAAACGCGTCAAGGAAGAGCCGCGCGGCAGGCAGCAAGAAGAGCAGCCGAGGACGAACAACAGGCGAGAATAAACCCATGACATACCCTGTCATGCCGGGGCTGCGGACCATCAATCCGGCGATGCCACCAACCGTTGACGAATTTCGGAAGGTCTTTCCGGAATTCGCCGACGTGTCGGATGAGCAGGTCCAGTTCTATCTTGATCAGGGCATGCTGTGGATTGACACCTACTGGGAGCCAATCGACGCCAAGCTCGGTGCGATGTATGCGGCTGCGCATTTTCTCACCATGCAGAACATCGCCTCCGGCGGTGTGATCATCAACGAGGGCGGCTCGGACAGTGGAGGCTCTACGCCGTCCGATCCCGAGGTCGGAAAAATCTGGGTCAAGACCGTTCGCTTCCGCGACCGCATGGTCTCCTATGAGCGCGTCGGCACCGGCAACGAGAAAACCCAGAGCGGCAACACGGCAACGACGGCGTCGGACGATTACTGGCAGGCGACGCTCTACGGCCAGATGTATCTGTCCTATCGCAGGCGCAACGTTCCTCATGTGGCGGTGGTTTAGATGGAATACTCGATGACGGTGAAGCGGCTGCGCATGCAGGCAGTGCTCTACTCGATTGACGGCGGCAACGGCAACGGTGCCATCCAGCTGCGTGACGCCAACCGGGTCATCCTGTGCACCTTGCTAATGACCAAGCCGAGCTTCTATCTGGTTGGAGCCGATCTGCATCTGGCATCGCCAGCAACCTCATTCGTCACCGTCGGCGGCAATGCCGCCATCGGCACCATCATTGACGGCTCCGGCAACATCATCATCGACGAGATGACGGTCGGCATCGACGTGACGGCGGACCAAATCCACGATTTCGAGATCGTACTCGACGACACCGCACTTGAGGTCGGCAAGCAGGTCACCATCGTCACCGCGACGCTTTCCCATGGCTAAGGTCACCACCGATCTCATCCCGGTTGACGACGAGGTTGATCGCGCATTCGGCGAGCCGGTGGTGCTGAAGCCGATGACGGTGCAGAGCGGCGGCTATCGCGCGGCCGTGCCTGACCCGACGCGGCAACAGATGATTGCGCGCGGCATCTACGACCAGTCGCGCGGCGCCGTCGAAGGCTTCGGTTCGTCCGGCTCGATCTCGCGTCAGGCCACGGTGGACACGACACTGTCAATCAGGTTCGAGCCGGTCGAGGCGTGCGAATTGAAAAAGGGTGACCGGGTGTTCTTTCCCGAGCGTAATGAGACCTATGACGTGACGTTCATCCATGCCGATCCCGGCGGGCGCCCTGACGTGCACTTGGTGAAGGTGTTGGACGAATGAGCATTGTGCGGATGATCACCCGGCTGACGGCGGTTGCTGCATTGCGTGGCAAGACGTGGGCCGATGACAGGGTGTTCGACTCCGACAATACGCCGCTGTCCCAAGCCTTGGTGCAGAACGAGGCGGCCAAGCCCTACATCGTGGTGTTCACCGATGCCGACAACCGCATCGAGGTCGAGGCCACCGATGTCTACGGCACGCGCCGCGAGATGACGCTGGTGCTGGAGATCGGCGTCGCCTCCAAGATCGAGGGCACCACCGGCGACGCCCAGATCAAGACGCCGCTGACCGATGAGGGAATGGAGATCGCGCTCGACATGGTCGAGGATCAGGCGCTGGCAGCGCTGTTCGGCGATCCGCAGTCGGACTGGGCCGAGCTACTGAAAAGCATCGTGATCAAGGTTGATCGCATCTCCGGCCAGCGCGGCGCCTCGGCTGAACGCGGCCAGCGCTGGGCGGCACGGCAGCTGTCGTTTGTCTGCGATACGGTGTCGGACCTGCCGCCCGGCGTGGCGGTGCCGCACGACCACCCGATAGAGAGGTTCATTCAGGTGTCCAAGGATAACCCGGAGGCTGGCATGGAGCACGCCGGTGAGATTTGCCAAGCACTGGTCAACCGCGAGGAAGCCCCTGAGTGGGAGCGTGTGCAGGCTCTACTCGGTGTGCGCCGACAGGGCTTGCAGGCTATCGGGCTGGCGCCGCTCCCGGCCTCGATCCCGGCGACGGTGTCGATGCACGGCGACGACCTGACTGACAAGAGAGGCGAGGCGCCGATCCTGCGCGAGATCGGCTACGACGATATCCAGATGGAGCAGGACGAACTAGCCGGGCTGATCGACCTGCGCACCATCCGCACCAACGTGCTGGAAGCCAAGCCGAAAGAGAAAAAAGACAAGGTCGAGATGGATGACTGATGCCACTCAAGATCGGGATCGACACCAGAAGCCTCGTTGAGTTCACCAAGCAGATCGAGAAAGCGGGTGGCAAGAACAACACCCAGCTGGCGGTCGGTCTCAACGAGATCGGCGACAACCTCGTGTCGCTGGTGGCGAGCGACCTGACCAAGAAGACCGGACTGTCGCTGGAGGAAGTGCGCGGCATGATGAAGGTAAGCCGGGCCAACCGCAGCAAGCTGCACTACGACGTGACGGTGAAAAAGGATTTGCTCGACCCGCCGAAGGGACAACAGCTGGAGGCCAAGCGGGAAGATCGCGACTTCGGAAAAAGACGACCCGGTCAATTGGTGATCGTGGTGACGCAGAAGGACGATCTGGTTTGCATGGATTGTCAGGAACTGGAAGCGGCGGGACCGATGCCGGTGGAGATAGCCAACGAGCATATTCCGAGGCACCCGCATTGCCGGTGCGTGATCCTGCCCTATGTGCAGAAGGGCAAGCGCCTGCCGGTGACGATGACATCGACCACAGGAACGTCATCAAAGGCACGTAGCCAGACCAAGACCTCCCCAATGGAGGAAGACTTGACCCTGCGACAGCTGGCGCAGGATGTCATCAACCGCACGGCCAGCAAGGTTCGTTTAGAGCTACTCAAGTAAACCCCAAAGGAGAATCAAGATGGCTGAAAAAGGATTTCTAGCGCTCATCATTCCGATGCAATCGGATGCCCGTCCGGACAACACGTTGCCGGGCGCAGGCAGTGAAGGCGGCGCGCGTCCTGATAACACGCTGCCGGGTGGTCAAGGTGGCCGTCCGGACCAGACCCTGCCCGGCGATCTTCCGCATCCCGAGCATCCGATCTATTGGCCGTTGCCTCCGGGCGCCCCGGTCGATCCCGATTACGGCATCCCGATTGACGGGCCGTATCCCGATCAAGGTCTACCGGGTGAGCAACCGCGTCCCGATCAGGGCTTGCCGGGTTCACAGCCGCGTCCGGATCAGGGCCTGCCCGGTTCGCAGCCGAGGCCGGACCAAGGACTGCCCGCCTTCCCAAGTCATCCTATCGTGCTCCCTCCGGGCACTGGCGGATGGCTGCCGGTCTACATCGACAACACCCTGCCCGGCGATCAACCGCGACCGGATCAAGGTCTGCCCGGTTCGCAGCCGCATCCTGATCAGGGACTGCCGGGTGAACAGCCGAAGCCCGATCAGGGTCTGCCGCCCTTCCCGTCACACCCGATTGTGCTGCCGCCGGATGGTGAGGTGCCTCCGAGTTGGGGTATCTCCGGCACGATCAAGTTCAAGGCGATCTGGACTCCCGATAACGGCTGGCAAACCATCGCCGTGGTGATTCCGGGGACGGATGGCGAAGGCCGCCCGGTCCCGACGCCTTCCAAGCGTCGTAAGTAAACCTCTCTAAAACCCGACAACAACTGCAACAGGCGGGGCGGTGCACGATGTGCACCGTCCCCCGAGGGCTCCCGCATGAGTGACGACTATGACCTAGTGATTGGACAGATTGCCGATCTCCGGCGCCAGATGGCCGAGACCTTTCAGACGGGCACGGTCAAGGAGGTCAAGGGCAACAAGATGCGCATGGTGCTCGGCAAGGACGAGGACGGCGAAGAAATCCTGTCGCCGTGGCTCAACACCAACAACCATCGCGGCGGCGCCACCGAGGCGCGCTACTACAAGAAGGGCCAGACGCTCAGCCTGATCGCGCCGAATGGCGATGTCGGTCAGGGCATGATCTCGCCTTACGCACCCAACAAGGACTTCCCCCGCCCCGAGCACGCCAACGAGTCCTCAGAGGGCGAGGAGAGCTATCAACTCGAAGACTATCGCGGCAAGCAGACCAAGGAAGGCTACGACAACTGGCTGCAGGAGGACGATAGCAAGAAGCAAGGCGGTGGCGGCCAAGGCGGTGGCGGTGGCCAGAAGAAGGACAGCAAGGGCCACACCGGCGGCGACAAGGCCACCATCAAGGCCCGGATGAATAAGGACGGCGGGCACACGCTGCGCGTCGGCAAGGATGTTCGACTGGCTGCGAACAAGGAAGGCGCCAAGCTGCGCGCTGGCTCCGACTTCGTTGTTGTCAAGAAGGGCAAGATCATTTTCAGCCAGCCGCCCGAGCTTGGCGCGGACCCGCTCAAGAACGACGACAAGTAAACCCCAACAGGAGAGACGATATGGCAAGGCAAAAGCACCTCGTGCTGACGAAATTCTATGTCTATGACCCGGCGGTGAATGTCGGAGACGAACTCGGCCGCCTGCGGGTTCGCGAGGACGAAGACAACGATAACGGAAAGTACATTCTCGCCTCGCCGATGCAGGTCCAGTACTGGATTGATCAGGGCCTGCTCGGCACTGATCCGATCTCGAAGCTCGGCGAATCCAGCAAGGCGCTGCTCAAGCAAATCACGCGCGGGCGCAGCGAGGACGAAGAGCCGGGGCGGTTGCCGCGATACTCGAAGCAGATGCAGTCAGGCGAGCCGCAGTTTGCGGGCTCCATGGCGGCGATGCGCAGGAAGAAGGCTATGGCTGCCAAGAGCAAACACGGCAGCAAGGACCCGCAGACCAAGGCCAAGAACGAGCGCGACATCAGGACCGGGCAGCCGAAGGACGCCAAGAAGCCCGGCGAGACCGTACCTGCGGAGAAACCCGTCGTAGCGCCCGTTCAGTAGCATGGACACCAACCTCTACGACCCAACACTGGACATGTGGCCGGATTTGAAAAACGGCCGCATCGTCCTGTCGCCGGTGCGTATCGGAATGGACCGATACACCGGCAAGGTTCTGACGGGGTGGGATCACGTCATCCAAAGCATGCTGCTGATCTTCTCGACGCGCTACCACGAGCGCGTGCTGCGCAGGTGGTGCGGCTCGTTCGTGCCGCATCTGATCGGCGAGAACGCCACGCAGAACACCATCGCTCGGTTTTACTGGGCGATAGCTACCGGCCTTGATTTGTGGGAGCCAAACTATCGCATCCAGCGGGTGCGGGTGGCCAAGCGCAATGACGGCTCGATCATGACCTCGCCGGAAGAATTGCGAGGCAGCGGCCATCTCACCACCGGGATGGACGGCGTCTACCGGCCGCGCGGTCACCTCGGCAATTCTTCGCCCGAGGTGCGGCGAGCAGTCGGTCTGGTTTCACGAGGTTTCAACATCTGGGAGCGGCAGCCGGGTCTGGTCGCGGGCGCGCCTGCGTTCGGTCAGGGCGTCACACCAGCCATTCCTCCGGGGAGCATTTTATGAGCGACACCAGCGATCTCTCGGGCAGCGTCGGCGGACAGTCTCTGGCTGACCGGCTGAGCGAGCGCATCTCGATCCTCGTGCCAGCCAACCTGCAGCCGATGATCGTGCTGGAGAAGCTCGACGTTGAGACCACGCTGGAGGCGCGGATGGCGCGACTCAAGCAGCTATGGGCCAGCTACGATCCGCCATCGGCGGCGCAGTACGATGTCGAGAACCTTGAATTTGATCCGATCAAGATCAACCAAGAGGTCTGCAGCTATTTCGAATTGTTGCTGCGTGACCGCGTCAATCAGGCGGCAAGATCGGTCACCTTGGCCTATGCCATCGGCACCGATCTCGATGCCATCGCGTCACGTTATCCCGGTGGCGTGCCGCGACTGGAGGGCGAAAGCGATGACCGCTACCGTCGGCGGATATGGCTCTCGCCCAACACGCTGTCACCCCACGGCACCGCCGAGGCTTATGAATACTGGGCGCTGACCGCGCTGCCGGAATTGCGCGATGTCACCGCGATCCGCTCGGTGCAGCATGATTACTATCCGACGATCCTGATCACCTGCCTGCTGCAGCCGCCCAACTCTCCATCGCCGAGCGATGAGCAGCTGGTGCGGATACGCGCCTACATCCAGTCCGAAGCCCGCATGGGACTGACCGACGTGATTTCGGTCAACCCGCCCAAGATCAGGGACATCAACTACAATGTTGCGCTGTGGCTCTATCCCGGCACGATGCCTGAACCGGCGCTGATCCAGATCAAGGAGAACCTGACCAAGCTGGCCGAGAACCAGTACTGGCTCGGGCACGATCATTCGCTGATGGCGATCAACGCAGCCTGCGCGCTCTCCGGCGTGCACCACATCGAGGTGGTCGAGCCTACAGAAGATATCTTCGTGCCGCTCGACTGGATCGTGCGGGTTAACAGCATCACCGTGACCCTCGCGGGTCGCATGCTATGAACGACATCGTCACCGAAGGCATCATCAAGGCGCCCGGTGCCAAGCTACTTTATCGCGCGGCGTCCGGCCTTGAGAAGGCGATGGCTGACGTTGATGGTGAGCGACTGATCGGCACCTATGCCGAGATCATCATCGACCAGTGGGACCCCTACAAGATTTCTTACAACAACCTGCCCTATCTGGCCTACGCGCAAGGCGCGCTGTTGTGGGAGGAAGGATGGTCTGAGAGTACGCAGCGTGAATGGACGGCGAGGCAATTCGAGTACAAAGCCCTGCGTGGTACGCTCGATGGTATTGAAATGGCGCTGGATTTTTCTGGTCGCGATTTCACTGGCGGTTACGACGTTGTGCAAGCGCTGCGCCCGCCGCAGTCTTTCTATGCTTCGCCGTCGCTGAGCAAGGAGAATTACGACTTCTGGATTCACATGATGCCGGAACTGCGGATCACCTTCTATGAGGGTGTCGGCTGGGATGGTGTCGATGTGCTGTATTCAGACCACGGCGGTGTCAACGACTTCGTTGGTTTGGATGACGGTCCGGCGCTGCATGGCCGCAAGGCGTTCCTGCGCATCAAGGGCAAGGACATCCCGCTGCAAATCTACACCTTCACCAAGGTCATCAACAATGTGGTCTCGGTGGATTATGAGCGGGTGGCGATCCCCGGACTGGCGGGCCCGGCCTTCATGCAGGGCGACTTCGTCAACGACGATGAATATGTCTGCGCCGAAACCGTGGTGCCGCAGCTGGTCACCGTTCGCATTGATGGCTCCTATAGTCACGAAGAGTCGCTGCTGCATCTAGACACCGTGCTGCCCGGTCTCGATCCCATCGACGTTCGCTATGAGCGCAACTCGGATGTCGGCTGGGGCAACAGCTTTTTCTTTGTTGGGGATTGGAGCGACTACCGTAACGAGTACACGCCGCCACCTGAGCCCAACCCGCTGATCTACACGCCGACGCCGCCGTACAACACGATCCCACAACCGCCGCCACCGCCGCCGGTGGTGTTCTACGCCGACGCCGGACACGACGCGCCGCGCATGCTGGCGGACCGGGTGTTCCTCTACGACCCCGATATCGTTGGGATGCTGACCGGCGGCATCTCGTTCGTCGGTGTCGATTACGTATCGTGGCCTGCCTATACCGCAGACCTGATGATCGACCTCCACACCAGCGATGATGTCTATTCGTGGTTCGGTGACGAGGCCTTTGTTCACGATGACAATTACTTCGCCTCCACGGTGCAGCTGCAAGACTTCGACCGCGCCTGTCGCGCCGTCATCGTTTCGCAGGCTATGCGTGACCGCGTTCGCACCGCCTACGACCCAACGCGCTTGATTGAACTGAGAGAGCGCGCCTTCACCGAAACCACAGTTGATCAGCAAGTCACGAACTTGCTCTAAGCAGAGAGGCTGCATCCATGGAACGAAAGGTCAATATTCAGGACTGGCAAAAGGTCACTGTCGAAGATTTCAACAACTTCGGTCTGTTTCCACGCGCCTCTTTTGATCACATCGTCGGTGACACTCTTATCCCCGACATGGCGTACACCGGATTTACGACGGTGCAGACGGCGCCTGCGGTGGTCACCGTCGGCAGCGGACGGCTCTATCACAACGGTCTTGTGTTCTACAACGATAGCGAGGGCGGCTCATCGCTTGACCTGCTGAGCGTGTTGCCGGTGGTGACGCGGCGCTATGTCGGCATCGTGGTGTGGGGCCAAGAGACTGAGACCGATACCGAGCCGCGAACCTTCCTGACCGATCCGGTGACCCGCGCCACGGTGGCGCGTGTGGTCTCGACCGAGAATCGCAGGTGGGCCAACATTTCGACGGTGATGGGACCGGAAGGTCCGGACCCACAGAAGCCCGCGATTGCCTCCAACACGCTGGTGGTGTGCTGGGTGTTGCTGGATTCCAGCGGTGTCGTCTCGATCACGATGGTGGACGAGAACCGGGCGCCCAACCTCCGCGATCTCAACAGCCGTATGAACGAGAACGACGCGTGGCGTACCCGCACCGCGTCGAGGCTCGACACGCTGGCGACCGACATGGCTGCACTGGCAGCCCGGCTCAACGGCACCGCGTCGATGCGGTTCACAATGAAGATTGCGGCCGATGTGGCGCGGGTCAAGGAGAAGACCGGACTGCCCGACAACTATACGTTCTGGGGCGCGGACCACTTCCTGACGACCGACGAAAGCGACGTGGGTCCGCCGATGAATGTCGATTATCACGCCGAGATCGAGGAGGGCATCCGGTTTCCGTTTGAGCAGCAAAAAGACTCGCAGATGTTTCTGCTCAACCCGCTCGATGAGGGCGTGGTCAACCAAGCCAACTTCGTGCTGCCAAAATACAATCAGGTAACGCGGCTCGAAGTTCTGGGCAACGACAGTGAACTGTCGATCTCGCAGTATCAATTCCAGACCATCTCTTGGGAATTGTGCACCAAGACGCGGACTCGCATTCGCTGGGGCACGGCGTTCTATGTATGCGCCAACGGCGTGTGGTGGTTCGCGCCATCCGGGCGTGACTGGATATCGTCGGTGAACTCTGGCCAAGAAGGTTGGAACACCGCCGCTGGCGGCGGCCTCCAAGGCATGACGCCAAACACCGATCTGATTTACGATCCGGTGCGCAACATCCTGACGCGCGGCACCGAGACGTTCCAGATTCTCGACGTGCAGGACAACCCCAACCACACCATCACGCGGTTGGTGCAGTTCTGGGTCGATGAAATCATTGACAGTTATTACTGGCGCCAGATCGTCACCATTGAGGGGCTGTCAGGCTCTGTGGTGTCGCAAACCTTTCTGAATTCACAGGGCGGTTGGCTGACATCGGCTGACGTGTTTTTCACCAGAATCGCTGCGTCCGGTGACGTACACGCGCTGATCTGCGAGTGCCTTAGCAACGGAGCGCCGGACTATCAGAAGACAATTGCCCGCGCCAGCAAGACGGCAGACCTGTTGCGTATTCAGCCGAATGGTACCCGGTTCGAATTCCTGCCGACGTATCTGGCCAAGGGCAAACGCTATGCCCTCGTTCTGCAAACCTCTGGCAATCACTTCATCTCGCTGGTGCACAACAACAAGTTTGCGCAGGGCTCGCTGTTCACCTCGACCGACGGGGCGTGGGCGATGGGCGATATGACCAAGGACTTTGCGTTCAGGCTGCAGTTCGCTCAGTTCCTCTCCAACCGAGTCTACACCCAATTGGCGCCACTAGAACTCGGCGGCGGCATCGCCGAGATCGACTTGAACTATGACTCGACGCGTCCGCCCGGCACCTCGATCCAGTTCGAGGTACAGATCAGCGGCGTGTGGAAACCGCTCGCTTCTTACTATGAGGGCAGTCCGCTCGGACCTACGGTGCTGGGGCTTCCGGCGCTGTTGCAATTCCGCGTGCTGTTGAGCGGTACCACCGATGAAATGCCGGGCATCGGCGTGGCCTTTAACTCTCGGGCGCTGACCTCACGTCGCAGCAACACCTTCAAGCACATCTCGACCGCAAGAACGATGCCGTCGGCGGTCAACACCGTGTACTGCGACTTCCGGCTGGAGTCGTGGCGCGGCGGTACGGTCTCCGCACCGCAGCCCTACCACACCTTCATTCCTCGACTGTTGGTCGGCGCTGGCTACGCCAACGTGCGTACGCCATCCTTGATACAGGACGAGATCGACCCTGATGACCCAACAACAGTGATCCGCTCGTGCACGTGGAATCTCGCGGCGCTCGGCGGCACAGCTATCACAGCATACAAGATCAGATGCGAGGGCACGACCGACAACAAGCTATCCACCTTCCTTGTCGGCGAGCGCATCGACATCGGCGTGTTCATCTAACGGAGATCATCCATGTCCACCGATAAATATCCAAACCGCAACGTTAACTATCCCTACACCAAGGCGCAGGTCGATGCGGCGACCGCGAGGCTTATTCCGCAAGGCAACGACTCCAGTCCACCTTCACCGGCGCCATTCAATGGCAAGGGGTCGCGCCGTCAGGTGCGGCCCGGCGAATGGATTGATGATCGCACCTATCAGGTCGGCGGACCAGCTACACCGAGCAATGAAAATCCGCCGGAGTTGCCGCCGAGGAGAGAAAGGGCGCTGCCGACTTTCGAGGATGACAAAGTCTACACCGTCACGCTCAGCAAGGGAGCGCTGTTCGCTGGCCGAATGCTGGCGCCGGGCAAGGCCTATCAGATGGCCGGTTACGCAGCGACTGAGGTCGCCGACTCGATTGAGACCGCTGAATTGCTTGGCGACATTCCGGACAATCCGCCCGCCACTCCCAGCGAGGGTTAAACCATGGCGCTGAAACGGCTCGACGAAGAATTTGATCTGAAGTCTGGCACGCAATTGCTCCCCTATATGAAGCGGTTGCTGCCTTCGCTTGAAGGCCGTTTCCAGTCGCTGGAGACGCAACAGGATGTCGTTCAGCAGTTGACCGAGGAAATACGTGCCGCCGCGCTGACGCGGATGAACGAAATCCTGATCCCGGCCACCGAAGACATCATCGCGGTCACCAAGCTGGGCTTCCTGCTTGGTCCATCCTCAACCGAGCGAACGCTGGCGATTGGTCCAACCTATTTCATCATTGACGAAGGGCCGCAGCGTTCATCGTTTACGCCATCGCCATACCTGATCGTCGAGCGTGAGGCCAACATCACCGACTACGCCATCGCGCGGCTGGACGGTTACAACAACACCAACGGCGAATTGCTCTGCACCATCACTGCGTATCACGGCAATCCGGGGCCGTGGTCCGACTGGGTGATTTCATCGACGCCGGGCATGGCGGACTCGACCAAGATTTACCACGACGAGATCGCGCCGATGCATGCCACGGTGGTGGCCGATCACGCCGAGGTTCTGGTCAAGCATCAGGAGATCATGGACGCCGCCGAGGCGCTGGCCGAGTCAGGCCTCGACGTTAACGCCTTCATCCGCCGTGACGGTACCGTGCCGTTCATTGCGCTGCAGACGGCCGTGCACCCGCCGCAAGGCTCCAATGACGCCACCATTCCGACTACCGGGTGGACGCGCTCAAGGATCATCGAGTACGCGGGCAACGCGCTGATGAAAACCGGCGGCGAAATGAGCGGCCAGATAACATTGCCGGGTCCACCAACTAACGCGTTGCATGCAACGACCAAGGCCTATGTCGATTCCATCATCGGTCAGGGCGGCACGGTCAACGGATTGCTGACCATCCGCTCGGTCAATCCGACGCTGCGGCTGCAGTCAACCAGCCCACAGCAGGGCCGGATCGTTGAAGCCTACTCGTCGGCCGGTGCGTTGCGCTGGCAGGAGGTGCTCGCTGACAACACTGCGGAGACCGGCAGCAATGCTGGCTCCAATTATGTGCTGCAGCGTTTTACTGATGGCGGCGCCTACATCGGTCCGGGCCTGCACATTTCACGGCAGACGGCAGCGCTGACAGCCTATGGCACCATCGCTGCAACGGCCGGTCTCAGCGTCACCGGCGCCACCAGCGTTGTCGGAGACCTCAATGTCTATCGTGCGGCGACGCCCAACACCGGCGTGCTGTACCTGAACCAAGCCAAGACCGCCTACCACTTCTATGACGGCGCCACGCATCAGTTCACCGCTGGCGGCATCTCGATGGGCGGCAGTCCGCTGACATCGGGGCATATCAATTGCTACTCGATCTACACCCAAGGCTACGGCACCACGACGTGGGGCCTGACCTCGCACGGCCAGATTGACTGCAACGGAGCGCTGGTCGTGCGCGGCGACATGGTGATGGAAGGCGGAGCCAACTTCATCCGGTTCTACGACAATACGTGGGGGAACATGTACCTCCACCATCAGGACAACAACATCGGCTTCCTGAACAACGGCGGCGGCTGGATTTGGTACATCAACAATGACGGTCACATGTGGGCCGCGCAGTACGGCTGGCTGCATGACTACGTCAACGGCCGCGCCAGCGCCTATGCGTGGGACGCCGCAAATTATCGCTACAACCAATGCGTGACCAGATGCCGTTGGGTTCACGCAGGCGACATCGACTTCGGCGGCTACTGGTACCAGAACGCTGAGATCGGTAACGCCTGCATCACCGGTCTCAACATAGCGTCGGCGTACTACGGCGGCCCCGGTGTCTATTGGGCGCGCTGGCGTCAACCACAGCATCTGATCGCGGGTGGCTGGTACACGTCAAATTGGGAATCGTGAAATGGAAATCATAGACCATGGCGAGTGGGTCGCTTGCGACAAGCCAGAGAATTATCCGGTCAAGCTACCGGACAACATCATCTTCTCGCGGCGCGTCTCGGACGGCGCTGACTGGTACATATTTCAGCGCCAGTTGATCGACGCCAAGGGGCTGTTGGTCGTTGCAATCCCAACCGAAGACGGTGGGCTGTCGGTTGCCACCACAACGCACGATCCCTCGATGCTGTTTCCCACCGCTGGCATGCGGCTGTTCGAGGTGATCGACGCGCCTGCCGATCACGAATCGCTGCGAACGCTACGGATCGACCTCAAGGAGAAAAGGTTTTTGCCGCGACCGCCGCCGCCTCCCTCAATGATGCAGGTGCTGATCGAGGAGCTTGGACTGGACGCCGACAAGCTGCAGGCAAGACTCGACCAGCTAACCAACAACAGGAGCCGAAAACCATGGCTGACATAGCATTCTTCGAGGGGCGGCAGGTCACGCAGATTCCACCGGGGCATGCGGTGTCTCCGGTGGTCGCGCTGACCACGATCATGACCAAGCTGGTGTGCAATCCGGTCGGACAGGTGTCGGTGACACCGATCATTCAGGACCCGCAACTCGGCGACTACGTTCGTGAGCTTCGAATCTTCTCGCTTCCGGTGTCAGGCGCCGAGCCGGAGCTTCTGCTGTCAGTGCGATTGCACGCGCTGACAGTCAAGCAGCTGGAAATCGTGACGCCGCCCAGCACGTTCTAAATTCTCAAACCCCACAGGAGACAACCACATGTCTGATCCAGTCTTCGGCATTAGCATTCGTCAAGTCGATGAAGGCGCGCGTCCGGTATTGGCCGCCGATCTTTCCACCATTGGCATCGTCGGCCCGGCGCCGCTCGCTGATGCCGTGCTCTTCCCCTACAACACGCCGGTGTTCCTCAACTCCAACGATACCAAGAAGACGAGGAAGCTCGGCGAGTTGGGCTACCTGTCTGACGCAGTGCGCGGCATCAATGACCAACTCGGTGCCACGCAGTATGCCGCCCGCATCGTCATCGTCCGCACTCCAGAGGGCACCGATACAGATCAGGCAGTCAAGCTGCAGAAGACCATCTCCAACATCGCCGGTGACTCGCTCAACGGCACGGGGATGTGGGCGTTTCTAAAAGCGGCGCCCAAGCTCGGCTTTACGCCGCGCATCCTGATCGCACCGGGCTACACCTCGCAGATGGCCAACGGCGTCGGCCTGATCGAGCGCACCGCACCCGGCACCAACTACGTGATGGATCACCTCTATCCGGTGACCTTCAGCGGTGGCGGTCCGGACGTGGTGCAGGCCGTGGGCCATGCCTTCGGTCTCTCCAACGGCTCGCTTGGCCAGATCACGCTGGAGATGCCCGGCGCTTGGTATATGACGCCGCCAACCATCGAGGCGCCGCCGCCCGGCCGCGACGTTCAGACAGCGACGGTCGCAACCGGCGGCATCGGCTATCTGAAGGATGAGCAGCTGATGCTGCCCAACGATGTCCTCCTCAAGGTCGAAACTGTAGACGCCATCGGCGGCGGTGTGCTGACGGTCTCGGTGATATCGCCCGGCTTCCTTGTCGGCACCGAAGAGCCCAGCGACGTTCCTATTCAACCGATCACCTCGACCGGCGCAGGCGCCGGTGCCGCGTTTGATCTGGTGTGGGACACCGTCGGTGAAGTCGCTGAGTACGAGTGTCAACTGGTCTCAGGTGCCAACCCGGTGGTCGCCAGCGCGACCTCGATTTGCAATCAGCTGATGGGTCAGATGATCGTGGAGTCGGCAGGCTCCTCGATGCAGAACGATCTGGATTGGCGCGAGACGATGCAGAGCCATCGCTTGATCCCGCTTTCCGGCGGTTGCCGCGTGATGGACCCGGCGACCTCGTTCATCGTCATCCGTCCGCTGTCTCCGCGCATGGCTGGCATCATGGTGCGTCGTGACCACGAGACCGGCGCGCCGTTCCACTCGGCGGCCAACCAAGCGGTGCAGGGCATCATCTCGCCCAACCGGGAGATCGGGTTCAACCTCACCGACTCCGCGAACGAAGCTCAGGAGCTTCTCGGCGCCAACATCGGGGTTCTGGTGCGCGGCGAAATCGGCGACGACTTCGCGATTGCCTCGGGCGGCTTCGTGCTGATCTCGACCGACAATGCTGGCGAAGACCCGTTGTGGCAGATGTACAACGTGATGCGCGGCCGCGACTACATCCATCTCGGCATGCTGCGCGCACTGCGTTACTTCCTCGGCCGCTACAACATCATCGGCCACACCGTGCAGGCGATTCTCAACACCATGAACTACTTCCTGCGCGACCTCCACGCGGACCAGCACATCCTTGGCTACAAGGTCAACTTCCGCACCGCTGGCAACTCGCCTGAGCAGATCAGGTTGGGCCATCTGACTGTCGGCTTCGCCGCTGAAGAGCCGCCGGTGCTCAAGCATCTGACCATTGAGTCAGCGCGTTACCGTCAGGCCGTTGACGCGATGGTGTCTGACCTCGCCAGCCAACTCAACCTGTCGTCCTAACCCCTCCATCGACGAGGCGGCGCGAGACGCCGCCCGTCACCGGCTCACGCCTGAAAGGATAGAACCATGGCATCTAACACTGTTTACACGATGGAGAGCGCCAACTTGATTTGCGGCGACATCTCCGCAAAGACCTCTCCCGGTATCTCGACCCATCTGGTGTTGCAGGAACTGAAGCTGCCGACACTGGAGGAAAATTACGTTGACCACACCCCCGGCGGCGCCGCCGTTGGCATCGAGATTCCGTCGCACATCAACAAGCTCGAAGCGACGTTCAATCTCGCTGGCTGGGACCCGGACGTGATGGTCTTCCTCGGTCGTGAGACCCGCTTCCATCAGCGCTTCACGGCCTATGGTCTGATCCGCGACCGCCGCTCCTCTGCCGCCCTGCAGTGCGTGGCGATCATGGAAGGCCGCATCGGGCGCGTGAACCCGACAGCGTTCTCGAAGGGCAACATGATGAGCCACGAGTTCTCCATCAAGAGCATCGTGTCGTACCAACTGTTCATGCAGCGCACGACGGAAGACCCGCTGCTGCGTGAAATCTACAGCTGGGACTTCTTCACCTCGATCAAGCGCATCGACGGCGTCGATCTCAACGACGACATGGTGCGGCTGCTGGCGATTCCGGGCAACGCGGTGGACACCCAGCCTGATATCGCCGAGGCTGGCATCGCCGAAGGTGCTGAGAACATCTGATGACGGTCAAGGAACTGATTGACCTGCTGTCAAGGCACGCTGACAATAAACGAGTGGTAGTGTCCGACACCGACGGTGCCGGACGCAAGGCGGCTGATGTCGAGTTCGTCGATCAGCGTGTCGAGAAGGGCGAGAACGTTATCACGGTTTGGATTCACGTATGATCACCAGCACCAAACTGGGCGGCAGGACTGTTGAACTGTTCGCCCCGTTTGAATTCAACGGCAAGCAGATCGAGCGCATCGTGTTCGGGCCCTTCAAGCTCGGACACGTGCTGCTTTGGAATCAGGGCCGCTGGCAAAGCCAGTTCGACTTGATGGTGGAATTGTCTGGTGAGCAGGAGGCGGTGCTGCGCGAGCTTCGCTTTCCCGATGCTGACCGGGTGATGGAAGCGTTCTTCGCGCTGCTGACGCCGGAGGTGCGCAACGACATCGCCAATGGCGAGATACCGATCAAGCAGGAGACCGACGAGCCCGCTCCCGCGCGCGTGACCAACGGCAGCGGCGAGCCGGTGACGGCGGCGCCCGGTGTCCCGATCCCGCCGGAGATGGAGCCCGGTTTTGATCTGACCGAGGAGCCGTAAGGCAATGGCCGACAAAGACCCGACAATCAGGATCACAGGCAAGGACGACACCGCTCCTGCGATCAAGTCCGCTACGGCCGGATTCAAGAACCTGAACAAAGAAGTTCAGGAGATGTTCAAGGAGACCGAAGCCAAGACGCTGGTCTCCGTCAGGGCGGCGGCGCACCGGCAGGGCGAACTATTCAAGGAGGCTGGCCAGAAGCGGATAAAATACGCTGAGGAAACCTCGAAGGCGATGGCTGGTATCATCCAGAATGATATCAGCAAGGGCAATGCATACGCGCAGGAATTAAACCGGCGAAACATCGAGGCCGCCAAAGCCGGTAAGACGTTCGTTGAATCCGAGAAGGTGAAGTCCAAGGCGGTGGATGAGACCGCGAAGACGGTGCAGAAGACCAGCAAAACATACGTCGCCAGCAATGAGACCCTGAGAAAATATTACACTGACACCAAGAACGCGGCAGCAGAACAGGGCAAGGCGGCGGCGGCGGCGGGTAACGTGGCCGCGCAAGGCCAGAGCAAGCACGCCATGGCGATACAAAGCGTCGCCGCCGGGCTCGGCCGCATGGCAATTGGTTATATGTCGGTGAGCAAGGCGATTGATATCACCAAGAATTCGTTCATGGGCTTTGCCGAGTTCGACAACAAGATGCGGCTGATGAAGGGTGCACTGGGCGCCACGACAAAGGAAGCAAAGGAATACGAGGAGACCATCCGTTACACCGCGCGCAAGACCGCCGAGAGCAGCGCCGAAATATATGACGCCTTCAAGACGCTCGCCGACACCGCGCAGATACCAATGGACCAAGCCAAGAAAATCTTCCCGCAGATTGCGCTGATGGCCAAGGGCGCTGGCGTCGCGCCGAAGGCCATGGCGCGGTCGGTTGCTGACGTGCTGCGCAATCTCGAAATTGCGCCGGAGCAAGCTGGCGAAGCCATGGAGATCATGTCGGCCGGTGCCCGACATCTCAGCGTGGACATTGACAAGATCGGACCGCACATGTCCGAGCTAACCACCTACATGACCGATCTTGGCTACAGCGGCACCGAAGCGCTGGTTCAGATCGAGGCCATCATGGCTTCGCTCAACAAGACGACCGGAGACACCGGCGAGTCGGCTGCTCTGTTCGAGCGACTGATGCAGAACTTGGGCGCCAGCGCCAAGGACTTGGGATTCGCCTCGCAAGAAAGCATGATGAGGGCGATCAAGGGCACCGAGAATCCGATAGCGACCGTGATTGAATTGATCCGCACTGCCACCGATCAGGAAGCGGTGCTCGGCAATATGTCGGTCAAGCAGCGAGCGGCGATCAAGCGGCTTCTGGCTGACGACAACAAGGCCATCGTCGGCGACAACGTCAAGATGCTGAGAGAATTGCAGAAGGGCAGCGAGGGTGCGAAGGTCGCCAAGGATGTCCTCTCCGGCCCGCTGCAGGAGATCAACAAGCTGATGGAGATCATGAGTCAGCTTGGCGATGAGTACGGCGCATTGCTCGACGAGTTCGGCGCCACCACGGCCATCAAGAGCATCGCGACGCAGCTGGACAGCGTGCGCCGGTCACTGAAGCAGATACGCGAGGCGTGGAATTGGGCCTTCCGTGGCGGACCGAAGCCGAATCCGCGATACTCCGAGGAGGAGCTTGAGGACCGGAAGCAAGAGCACTTCTACGAGAAGCTGCCACCGATAGCCAAGCCGCTCGGCGAGTGGATCACCAAGGGCCTGCAGGGTCCATTTGGTTTGTGGGGCCCGCTGTACAACAAGGACTATGACAAGGACGGAGAGCCGCCAGCCGCACCGACGCCGCCGGAGGGATCGCCAGCTTCGCCAGCACAGCAGGAGCGGCAGTACAAAGGACTCGGCGAGAAGGTGCACTACCTCAACGAGGAGTTCGACACCACCGCCGAGAAGCTGCGGCACTTCGCGTCGCTGTTGCCCGACGACGATGAACGTGTCCGGGGGTTCAAGGAGTCCGTTGGCGGGCTTGGCACCGCTACTGGGATCAGCCCCGTCGGTTATTGGGGCGGCGGCCGCCACTCGGCGCTGGCTCCGGCGCACATGACCGCAGGCACCGGCGCCGGTGTCTATGGCACCTCGACCGATGCCAAGTATCTCAACGCCAGCTATGTGCCCGGCGCGCATGGTGGTGTCGGCGGCTACGGTCCCGGCGGCTACGGCCCGAGCCAAGGCGTTGGCAGTGGCGGCACGCCGGAGCAGGCCGGGCCGGGCACCGGCGGCACCGGCTACGGCGGCGGCACGCGCCCACAGCCGGGCTACACCGCTCCGCGACGCGGTGACGGTACAGTCCCGGCAGCTGGTGCCGATGAGGCGCCAGCGACCGATCCATCAACCACCGGCGCCACCGGCGGCGCCGTCACTGGCGATCAGAGTGCGCAGACGCCACGAAGCGCGCAGGGCCGCATCGCGCAGGCCAAGGCCGCGATGAAGGATGAGGCGATCCGGCAGGGCATCGACCCGGCACGCGCGGAAGAGGCTGCCAACCTGATGGCCGGTCAGGGCCTGTCGGAGAGCGAGCTTAATCCGACGCTGTCACACGACAGCGGTACCGGTCACGGCATCTACGGCGCGCGCCTCGACCGCCGGACCAAGATGCACGAGTGGTTGAAGGCAAACGGCTACGACAGGAATTCGCTGGCCGGTCAGTCGCGCTACATGATCAAGGAGGCGATGAGCAAGGACTCCAAGGGGCGCTACAAATTCCCGAGGACGGCTGCGGCGTTGAAGAGCGCGGACCCGGCGACGCGGGCCGAAGCGGTGCGAACGATCACCAAGGACTTCGAGCGACCAGCCGATCAGGGCGAAGGGCAGATGAGCAGGCGGCTCGGCCGCACCCGGCAGGCCGCTGGCGTGGCGGCCGGAGGGTTGCCAACCGCACCGCCACCGAGTTCGGACGGAATTCCGGTGCCGCCCGGCGTCCCGGCGCAAGCTGGCACCTCGGCGCCGGTGTTGCCGCCTGAGCTAAGGACACCCGGTGGTGCAGGCGCAATCGAGCCCGGCGTGGCGGGTGCCGCTGGTGGAGCCGGGGCGCCCGCCGTTGGCAACCTCGTCGAGGAAGCGCAAGGGCGTGTGGCTGGTATCCGAAGGGGCAAACTCGATCCGCGACTGAGAGATGCGCTGGAGGGTGCTGCTGAAGCATCCGGTGTCAAGATTCGTGTCACCTCTGGCGGTCAGCGCATGGAAGGCGCGCACGGTCACACTGGATCGCATCGTCACGACAAGGGCCGCGCCGCCGACGTTGATGTCATCGACCCGAAGACCAACAAGGTGCTGCCGCTAAGCGACCCGCGCCGTCTCAAGGTGCTGGAGGAGGCAGCGCGACGAGGCGCAGGCGGCAGCGGCGCGCGCTACATGGACGATCCCAATAAAATTCACATGGGTATCACCGGAAATAAGGCGATTGTCGGTGAGGGTCTTGGTGCCTATGCCGGAACGGCGGCAGAGAGAGCGGCGGTGCAGCGCGGTCTCGATACGCGGTTGACACCGGAGCAAATGAGAGCGGAGCGCGAAGCCAGAAGCAACAGAAACAGAGCACCGGCGACTGCTGCGCCAGCACCAGCGGCGGCACCCCCGGTTCAGCCGACAGATAACGCGCCACCTGCGACGCGGGCGCCAGTCGATTCTGGGGCAATCATGTCGCAGAACCGCGACATCAACATGAACGTCAACGTCAACTCATCTCAGGTGCAGTTCGCACGCAACACCATTGACCGGCAGGTGCACGCCTCGATGGACCGTACCCGTGGCGCGACCTACCACGACATCGGCACTGCCTGACGGCTGTGGACTGGGTGGTCACCTACCGGATCGAGATAAACGAACGCAACTTTCTGATCGAGGAATTCTTTCGCGGCGACTTTGATGAGTGCATGCGGATCAGGCAGCACTCGCTGAGTGGCGGTGACAGTGATCGGCTTACTACCATTCGCCCATGGCACCCGATTGTCGGACCAGCGGCGCAATGGGACAGCCTTGTGGAGGGATGGGACTGATGGCCAACTGGGTGTTGTTTCAATGGGGACCGATGCAATTTCAGGTCTTCCCTTTCAACGTCGATAACTACTCGCATCACACCAGCGCCGACTGGGCAAAGAAAGAGATTGCTGGCGCCGCGATGTATCGTGAGTGGGTCGGTGAAGCGGATGAGATGATCACGCTGAAGGGCAAGGTCTTCCCGCATTACTTCGCGCGCAAGTCGCGCCAGCGTGGCATCCACGAGCCGATGACCGGCGATGCTGCATCGCGTGACGGCAATGGATTGCTGCGCCAGCAGGTCGGTGAACTGACCTCGGCCGGTGGCCTGATGCACCTCGACGTGCTGGACAACATGCGCAGGCTCGGTCAGGCGCACATTCTCATTCGCGGTGACGGCTGGCACTTCGGCTGGTTCATCATCGAGTCCCTGAACCGTGGCCACTCGTTGCTGGCCGTTGACGGCATCGGGCAGCAGATCGAGTTCGAAGCGCAGTTTCAGCGCGTCCCGATTCCCAATGACGGCGCCTCGAATTTTCAAGATGTCACCGGCCAAACCCAACCCGAGCCAGCGAAGGAATTCGCATGAACGTGACGAGTTACGATCTGGTCACTGTCGGCAGCGACTACATCACCGCCGATATCATCCTGTGGCGACGCTACCGCAACCGGGCGCCGGGCATGATCGAGCGGCTGCTCGACGACAATCCGCATCTGGCCAAGGCGCATCGCTACTCGCCGTTCCTGCCAGTCGGCACGCAGGTGCGCATCCCGATTGACTACTCGATCCTCGCTGGAGCGCCACAGCAAACCAATCAGGTCGTGCTGTGGGGCACCACTCCGGAGGGCAACATGACGCAAGGGACGTGAGCCATGGCTGAGCATCAAGGCCCTCGCCGTCACGCTGAGTACATGGTGATCGTTGACGGCAGGGATATCTCCTCGAAACTCGATCCGTATTTGATCTCGATACAGGTGGTGGATTCGTTTCAGAGAGGTCACGACACCGCCAACATAGAACTCGACGACTCCTACGGCGTGCTGCAGATACCACCGGATGGTGTCACCCTGCAGGTGCTGCTCGGCTGGGCCAACACCGGCCCGCGCCCGATCAATGAAGGCCGCTACAGCGAGGGCTTCACCAGCATCACGACGCTGGAATCGCAGAAGACCGCGCTGCAGTACGGTGCGCAGGAGATGCCGTTTGGCGGGCCGGGCATGGCAGAAGTATTCAACGGCGTGGTGTCGAACGTCGAGAGCGGCTTCGGCCGCAAGGGCGGCGGCCGCAGGCTATGGATCGAGGCGACCTCGGGCGATGTCAAAGGTCAGGTCAAGGGCCTGCAGAAGCACCACTGGGGTGAGGGCTCCAAGGATGACAGCAGCGGAGGCGAAGGCGGCGCCGGTGGAGGTGGCGGTGCAGGTGGTGCAGGTGGTGCAGGTGGCGGCGGTGGCGGCCAGATTCCACTGAAGACCGTGCTCACCGACATGTTCAGCAAGGCCGGTCTCAATGTGCAGATGGCGCCGGGGCTGGAGAACATCGCGCGGGACTACTGGCACGTCAACGACAGCCCAATGAACTTTGCGCAGCGCATGGCGCGCAGCAACGGCATGCTGTTCAAGATTGCCAACGGCACCGCGATGATGATCCCGGCCAAGGGTGGCGTGAACTCACTGGGTAAGAAGCTGGCCCAGATCGACGCGGTGTGGGGCGTCAACCTGATCGGCTGGCGCATCAAGCCGTATGCCGGGCGCCCGCAGTTCGGCGAAACAGCGGCACGCATCTTCAACATCCACAACGCGGCGCACGAGACCATCAAGTCGGCCATCGGTGGTGACACGCCGTTCGGTGGCTCGGACGCCGTCATGCACAACATCGCGCAGGTCGCCACCAAGGGCGAGGCCGAGCAAGGCAACAAAGGCGGCGCAGAGGACTCCAAGAGCAAGCGCGGCAAGGGCTGGATACTTCTGAACGGCGAGCCGCTGTGCTACGGCGGCTGCCAGATCGCGATCACCGGCGCGCGTCCCGGTGTTGATGGCACCTATCTTTGCACCGAGGCCGAGCACAATTACACGCGGGGCGGCGGCTACACCACGCGGGCCAACGTGCAGTACCCCGAGCCCATCGTCACCG